TCCAACGCCCATCCCGACGAGCATCACAGGCGGTCTGGCCGCAGCGGCTGATCGGGGGTTGATGAATCTGGTGGGGAAGGCGAAGGCAGCCTCCAGAAGTGAAACCGTTTTGGGCGATTCCCCAGAAAACGCCCCTACTACGGGTCCAATTTTGGAAACCCAACTGGGCAAGTTGGGCGCCAAGGGCATCCCGGACAAGAAGAAGCGCACCGACCCCCCGAAGCTGACCAGCCCGCAGACGATGGAGTTCGTCACCCAGCTGCATCACGCGCACAAGGCGGGGCCGCACATCGACCTGCGCATCGGCGACACCAAGTCGGGGATCGCCCATTCCTGGGCGCTGCCGAAGGTCATCGTGCCGCAGCCCGGGGAGAGGGTCCTGGCCGTGCAGCAGCCGGACCACACCCTGCGCTACATGGACTTCCGTGGGCTCATCGGCAAGGGGTACGGGGCGGGGACCGTGAAGGCCGTGGACCGGCTCCAGACCGAGGTGCACCACTCCGAGCCGGGGAAGCTGAAGTTCCGCCTGGACCGCGGACGCGGGGACGAGGAGTTCATCTTGCGGCGCACAGGCAAGGGCGACCAGAGCACGAAGTGGCTCCTGCAGAACGTCACCAAGACCGCCGCGGCCATGGAGGAGCACGTGGCCTCCTCCAGCGAGCAGGTCCTGGCGACCGTGCGCGAGCGGGTGAAGCTGGCGGCCGCGGACCCCGTCATCCCGACCCCGCGGCACCTCGAGATGGCCGAGGAGATCGTCACCGGCGACAGTCTGTCGCAGGACGACTGGGGCACGTTCCGACAACGACTGCAACGGAGCCCTGGCTATCGGCAGGCGGTTCTGCTACACCCCCAGGCCGACGCCAAGCTGAAGAGGCACGTGCGGGCCATGGGGGCTCTGCACGAGGGAACCCACCTAAAAAAGGTGCAGTCGCTGAGCGGGCCCCAGAAGTACCAGCTGAAGCTGATGTCTTCTGGGCGCCTGGGCTGCACCTGCCCAGACTGGCGATACCGCAAGTCGCACGGTGGGGGCGACTGCAAGCACGTTCGGGCGTTCCGGTCGGCCTACGACGCAGGTGAGATGCCGCGGGGCTACAAGGGACTGGAGAACGCCCTGAAGAAGACATCCGCCGTGGTCTCCTCCAAGGTCATCCAGCAGTCGCTCGACGAGCTGCCGAGGCTCTTGCAGAGCGCCGTGAAGAACTACCCCCAGCAGACCATCCGGTCCGCGGAGGTAGTCGCTCAGGCGCCGGCGTGGATCCGCGCGCTGATGCCGCAGGGGCTGCGCCGCCAGGTGGGGTCGGCCGGGTGGACCGCGGACATCATGACGAAGGGGGCGCCCTCGCCCACGGAGCTCATGGCCAAGCGGATGTCGGCGCAGTTCGACCAGCGTGCGACGAAGAGCCTGCGGGACGCCTACCAGGCTGCCCTGATGCGGAACCCCAACCTCAGCATCCCAGACAGCGTCCGCCGGATGGGCTTCTAGTCAGAAGCTGGCCTTCCGTGCCGACCTGTACGGGGCGCCCTTGTCCAGGAACTTCTCGGTGTAGCGCATCCGGTGGATGGGGCTGGCCCCCTGGTTCTTGAGGCCCTCGATGTGGTGGGCCGTCGGGTACCCCACGTTCGTGTCGAACCTGTACCCAGGGTACAACTCGGCGTACTCGCGCATCAGGCGGTCCCGCCAGACCTTGGCGATGATGGAGGCCGCGGACACCTGCCACCACTGCTGGTCGGCCTTGTTCAGGGCCAGCTGAGGCAGGCCCAGCGCGCGCAGCTTGTACTTCTCGCCGTCGACGATGACGATGTCGGGGGAGACCTCGAGGTCCTTCACGGCGCGCCGTAGAGCCTGCTTGTGCGCGACGTGGATCTCCAGCTTGTCGATCTCCTCGGGGGTGGCCCACCCGATGCCCACGTCGACGGCTGCGTCGATGAGGGGCTCGAAGAGGCGCTCGCGCGCCGTGGGGGTCAGCTGCTTGCTGTCCCGGTAGCGGTGGTTCTTGACCCGCACGACGCGGGCGAAGAGCTCGGGGAACGGGCAGACGAGCTCGTTGTACAGGGCGGCGACGGCGACGACAGGCCCCGCCAGGGGGCCCACGCCGACCTCGTCCAGCCCCGCCACGATCATCTGCCCCTCCTCCGTTTGGACGTTGAACTTCTTCCGAAGCCACCGCCTCGTCGCGAGGGCACTGGCCGTTTGTCCCATGGGGTGTAGTTGGTTCCTCCGCCGCCCCGGTACTTGATGTGCAGGGTGGCAGTGATGGCCAGGGGAGTGATCTCCACCGACCGGGGTTCGACATCGTTCAGCCTGGCCCACTGGGTGACCAGGTCCTTCACGTAGCGGTCGCTTCCGTCCTCGAGGGGGTGCTGCAGCTGGAAGGTGACCGTGGCGAGGTCCTTGCGGGTCGGGTCCTCGCTGATGCTGGAGCTGAGCAGGTTGCCGCAGGCCCTGTGCAGGGACCCGTAGAGCGCCTCGACCCACTCCAGCCTCTGGGCTAATAGACGGTCGACGGGCGGCCCCGGGGAATCCCCGGAGCCACCCGCACCCTTGTTCGGTCCGTCAGCCATCGTCCCGGCAGAGCCGGAGGAACGGGCGACCCCCACCCCTCGGCTTGACCTCCTCGACCAGCGCCTTGCGGCCGAGCAGGCTCACGCCCTCGAGCCCGGCCTTCTTCCGCGCCTCGCGGACCAGGGCCTGCAGCTCCGTGGCGTTGGGGCAGGGAGCCTGCTGCCCCAGACGCTTGTCGATGACGCGGATGCGGCCCTGGTTGACAGAGCCGTCGTCCATCCGGTGGATGTAGGTCAGGTCGACCTCGATGCGGGGCAGGTAGGTGATGACGATCCCTCCCTTGTCCTGGTTCTTCTGGGGACGGAAGAAGGGCTGGATGGACGTCAGTTCGACCTCGAACGCGGTGGGACCACTCTCAGCTTGCGGCATGTTGTGCACCTCCTCTAGGCATAGCTGTTGGCTCCCTTATGCCCATTTCAGTCCAGATCTTCCCTCTCGCCGAGGGCCCATTCCAGCGCGTCGATCCGTCCCTGGAGGTTGTTGATGTCGGCGGTGAAGGCGACCACGCGGCCCGCGTTGGCGCCGTCGTTGACGATGTCCTGGATGGTGGTGGGCTTGTCGCGGTTCACCTCCATCATGGCCTCCTGCCGGGCGGTCATCTCACCGAGCTGCCCCTTCAGCTGCTTGACCGTCTTCTTGCCCGACTTGCGGCCGGTCTGCTGACGTACCTGCTGGCGCTTCTTGGTGACGTCGCCCTTCTTGCGGCCCTTCTTCTTCTCCTGCGTGTGGGCGTCGGCCGCCTGCTTCTGCTCCTCCGGGGGCTTCTGGGAGTAGTCGTAGGCGGCGTCGATGGAGACGTCCCCCTTGTGGACGCTGTCCATCAGCTCGGAGGTGGCATCCTTCTTCAGCTTCATCAGCCGCTGCACGTGCCGGGTGGAGACACCCAGAGTCGTGGCGATCTCCGCCGGCGACATGCCGAAGCGCGCGAGGGTCTCGCAGGCCACGCACATCTCGGCGGGGGTGTACGCCTTGCGGTCGACGTCCAGGACGATGCCGGCGATGTTGGCGTCGCGGCGGGAGCCCTGGAGGCTGTAGTAGGGGACGCCGTCGGGGAAGCGAGCGGCGAAGTCGTCGGGGTGGTCGGTGGAGAGCATCTCGAGGGCGAGGTAGCGGCGCATGCCGTCGGCCAGGTAGGCGTCGCCCTTGTCGTCGAACCAGATGCCGAGGGGATCGGAGAGTCCTTGCGTCTTGATCCGGAAGGAGAGACCCTCCACGTCACCGAAGTCCCTCCTGGGATTCTCGATGACCTCGGGGTCCACGATGATGGCGTCGAACGGGATGACAGGTTGCTTGTCGGTCATGGTCTCCTCTGTATGGTAAGGTTGCCTGTACCCAGATTTGTTGACAAGGAGGCTGTGTGCATCAGCCACTGTTTCATTCCCCAGGGCTGGCCCGGGTAGGTGTGAGTCGGGACGAGGCCCTCGCCCGAAGGGAAGAGGTACACGACCCGGAGTCCATGGTCTACGCCCGGCCCTCGGACTTCACCGAGTACGCCATCCGCGTGGTCGACCAGAAGGCCAACAAGGTCGTCCCCTTCTCGTACAAGGAGCGTCGCTACCTCCGACGGATCTACGACACAGGGGCCAAGCGCGTCCTGCTGAAGTGTGGCCGGCAGGTCGAGAAGACGCTGCACAAGTGTTCAGTAGTCACGACGGTGTCCGGTGCCCCGAAGACGATGGAGGACATCGAGGTAGGTGACCGAGTCATTGGCTTGGCTCCCGACGGGGCTCACACCGCCACGGGGGAAGTCACCTGGAAGTCTGAGGAGTACTCCAAGCCCTGCGTCCGGATGCGGACCCGACAGGGGCACGAGATCATCATCGCACTTACACACCCTATGCGGACGTGGGGATCTTGGACGGAGGGCTCTGATCTGCGTGTTGGTACCAGGCTGGCCGTGGCAAGGCAGGCCGGGTTCTTCACGTGCCGAGGAGGGTCTGTCCTCAAGGACGAGTGGGTGGCTCTCGCTGGGGCGATGATTGCGGAGGGGGGTTGTGGTGGAAGCAGCTCCCCGAACTTCACGCAGAACGAGGGGGCACTGCTCGACGACGTCCTCGACGCCTGCGTTCAGCTGGAGATTCCCTACAACCCGCACGAGAAGACGGACAGTGACGGCAGCTGGGTCCTGACGTTCGTTCAGCCTGAGCCTGGCGTGGACAACCCGGTCACGACCAAGCTGAAGCAGTGGGGGCTGTATGGCACCACCTCCCACACCAAGTTCGTTCCGGACTTCGTCTACGAGCTGTCCCCCGGCCAGACGGCCCTCTTCCTCAACCGCCTCTGGGCCGGCGATGGGCACTGCAGCCTGCAGGACTCCTCGTACCACATCGAGTACGACACCGTATCCGAGCGGCTGGCGCGGGATGTTCAACGCCTCCTCTGGAAATTCGGCATCCCCACCAGCTTCCGAAGGTGGAAGCCGAAGTTGTACTTGGGGACCGACAAGTGGGCCTACAAGCTCCGCGTCGAGACGCAGGAGGGCGCCCGTAGATTCGTCGAGCACATAGGCGCGCTGAGCAAGACCGAGCACCTCCCCCTGTTGGGCGTTGACGAGAACAGCAACCGCGACACGTACCCGATGGAGATTGCGGAGGACATCAAAGCCATCCACCGCTCCCGCGAGGGCTACGCTCGTCGAGGTCGGTGGGTGCCCCAGCCCTCTCTCCGCTCGGCCGGTCTGCGCGAGAAGCCCAAGTACTCTCCCAGCAAGGCGAAGCTGCGGGAGTACGTCGAGTTCTTCCGGGCCGATGCTCGCTTCGACCAGGAGGCAGTGGACGAGCTCGAGGCCCACCTGGACACGGATCTGTTCTGGGATGAGGTCGTTGAGTACGTGGAGATTGGGGAGCAGCCCTGCTACGACATCACGGTGGCTGCTACGGACAGCTTCATCGCCGATGGGTTCATCACCCACAACAGCACCATGCTCGGCAACCGGATGCTGTCGATGTGCTGCCTCAACACAGGCTTCAAGTGCCTGTACGTGTCCCCCACCCACTCCCAGACGAACACGTTCAGCCGCGACAGACTGTCGGATCCCATCACGCTGTCGCCGATCCTGTCGTCCTGGACGACGACCAAACTCACCGACAACATCCACCTCAAGAAGTTCATCAACCACAGCAACATCACCCTGCGCTACGCGTACCACAACGCCGACCGTACTCGAGGTATCCCCTCGGACATGGTCACCATCGACGAGCTGCAGGACATCCTGATGACCAACATCCCGGTCATCGAGGAGACGGCCTCCCACTCCCCCTGGGGCATCTTCGTCTACTCGGGCACCCCGAAGACGACGGACAACCCCATGGAGCACTACTGGGTCTACTACTCGCGGCAGAACGAGTGGATGGTCCCGTGCGAGCGCCACGGCCTCCCCCGGCGGCCGGCCAGCTGGCACTGGAACATCCTGGGCGAGCGCAACATCGGCAAGCACGGCCCCATCTGCGACAAGTGCGGCGGGACCATCGACCCGATGCACCCCAAGGCGCACTGGCGGTCGCTCAACCCCAAGCCCGACATCCCCGAGCCGTTCGAGGGCTTCCGCATCCCGCAGCTGATGGTGCCCTGGATCGGGTGGACCGACATCCTCCAGAAGCAGAAGTTCTACGGCCGGGCCCAGTTCTACAACGAGGTCCTGGGCCTGAGCTACGACTCGGGGACCCGCCCCATCACGCGCAGGCACCTGCGAGCGCTGTGCAACCCCGAGCTGTCGATGTCGCGGGAGGGGCTGGAGAAGGTCCGGGAGAACATGGGCGGTGCCCGGGTCTTCATGGGCGTCGACTGGACCGGCGGGAGCAACAAGAGCTTCACGGTCGCCACCCTGGGGGCGTACCTCCCGGGGAGCCGGAAGTTCACCTACTTCTACGTGCACAGGTTCGAGGGCCAGGAGTCGGAGCCAGAGACCCAGCTCGAGCTCCTCAAGCAGCTCATCCGCAACTGGAACGTCGACGTCGTGGGTGTGGACTTCGGCGGCGGCTACTGGCCGAACAACGAGCTCATCAAGACCTTCGGCCCCCAGCGGGTCATCAAGTGGCAGTACAGCCAGCCCAACGAGAAGTGGCGGTGGGACGCGGGCCAGCAGCGGTACATGGTGAATCGCACGGCCGTGATGACCGACTTCTTCAACGCGCTGAAGCACGCCGACCGCCAGATCTTCGAGCTCCCCAAGTGGGAGGAGTTCCGTGAGCCCTACGCCACGGACTTCACCAACATCTTCAGCGAGTACAACGAGTCCCTCCGGCTCGACGAGTACAAGCTGGCCCCAGAGATGACGGACGACACCTGCCACTCCGCCCTCCTGTGCCTGCTGGCCTCCACCCTCCGGATCCCCCGCCTCGACATCTTCGCCGTACAGCAGGAAACATAGGGCTACGACGTGGGGGCCCGCGGATGCGGGCCCCCACGCACCCACGCGAGGTAGCGGGGGTATCAGACCGTGCGGCCCTCGATGACCGGCGCGGTGCTCAGGCGGTAGGCCTCGACGGTCTGCAGCAGGAGCTTGCCGCCGACGTAGAGGGTCTCACCGACAGCGACGCCGGTGGCGCCAGCCAGCAGGATGGCCACCCAGCCGGTCGGCAGGGCGAACCGTGTCTCCAGCAGCCTGGCGATGAGGAGCCAGGCACCGGCGCCGATGGCGAACTGGATGCCGTGGCGGACCTTCGGGGAGGAGTTGGCGAACCGGATGGGGGCCCGGTATGCCTTCTGGCCGATGGTCTCATCCTCCGGCTTGACGCCGAGCTGCTTCTCGAGGTAGTTGGCGTGGTGGGCCGCCGCCTGAGCGGTGGCCTCGGCCGTCTCGATGCGCTTGAGGCCCTCGGACACCGAACCCTCGATCTGGGCGATCTTGAGCTCGATGTTCTCCTTGATGGCCTCGACCAGCTTGGGGTCGGTGGTCTCGGCCAGCGCCTCGACGGAGGACGCCAGACCGTCGAGCCGGTCCTGCAGCTCGGCGGCGAGCTCGCCCTGACCGGACAGCTCCTTGACCACCTCGTCGAACCTCTTGTCCATCGAGGCCTTGGTCGGCCGGTCCTTCAACCGACCGAACTTGTCCTCGACGATGGACACCACCTCAGCCTTGGTGACCGGCGCCTTGCTGGCGTCGACCTTCTTCACGGGGTCTGCGGACATGAGTACTCCTCGTTCTTGGGGGTTTGCGGCCGCAAGGACGGGAGAACTACGGGATGTAGTCCTCCTGTCCAACCACTTGTCTTATGGCTGATCAGGTGCGGTTTTTGCGGATGATGGCGAGGACGTCGCCCTTGGGGTCCACGTTGGGGGTGCTGAGCGCCAGGAAGCGGTCGCGGATGGCCTCGTCCCGGTAGGTCTCGATGTAGATGATGACGGCACCCCGGAGGTGCTTGCGGCAGAACTCCAGGCGGCTGTGGAGCTTCTGGGCGTCGAGGTCGGTCTTGTAGTCGGGCTGCCCACGCACCAGGGCTTGCAGCTCGAGGCAGAGCTTGAGGAACGTCAGCTCCGGCGTGTCCTCCTTCGTCGCCTCGTGGATGGCGTGGAACACCGTTTCGTCCAGCCGGGGGAAGAGCTCCACCCACCGAGCGGCCTCCTCGACGGAGGGGTGTAGCGTAGCGCGGTTCGCCATCTCCAGCATGGCCACGCACTCCTCCGCGTCCAGCTGGAGCGGGGGGAGGGTGATCTCGTGGATCTCGGTGAGCAGCCGGAGGTTGGACTCGAGCCGCAGGACGCGCCTCTGCAGGTCCAGGAGGGTCTTGCGGTTGAGGAGCGACCCGGTGTGGGCGTCGCGGTCGGCCGCCAGCTCCATGACCTCGTCGCGGAGGAGCATGGTGTACCGGCCCTGGGTGAAGCGGGTGAGCATCGAGCGGCCGATGTAGGTTTCCACCGTGCGGACGGAGACTCCGAGCAAGGTGGCGGCCTCCTTCTTGGTCAGCATTTCGGGCATGAATCAGGACCTCCAGTTGCCTCTCTTGTAGCAGGAAGCGCCCCGGCTTTGCCGTTGACACTGTCTCTGGCCACTGCCTATAACGAGGGGAGGCCAACCCTGCTCGAGGTGTCCATGTCCGACTTCAACGAGATGCTCTCCACGACCAAGGGTACCAAGGTGTCGGCAAGTACCCTCCTGCTGATGGCCAAGGAGGCGAGCAAGGCCTACCTGGACCACAAGACCCCGCTCAACGACTCCATCGTGAAGCTGGCTCAGCAGCACCCCGAGTGGGGTGGCGAGCACATCCGGCGCGTCATCGAGGCGGCCAACCAGGAGACCTACGCGGCCCTGTTCCACAAGGAGGCCAGCGCGGTCAAGAACATCGTCTACGACCTGGCCGACCCCGAGGTCATCCTGCCCCAGCTGGAGAAGGAAGCACGCGCACACGTGACCCTCCCTGCCGGCGCAGCCTACGACAGGGACATCCCCGACTTCCGTGACGCGCTGAACGAGGACGAGTCCGACGCCATCCTGGCCAACGCCTTCGGCATCCCGGCGGCCCAGGAGAAGGTGGCGGAGGCAGCCCCCCACTCCACGCGCGACTGGGACCAGGCGCTGGGCGCCCTGGACCACGTGCGCGCCGAGGCGGGCGGGATCGACCGCATGCACGACGACCTCGTGCGCGACTTCAACCACCAGGTCAAGCAGGCGATGCTCGAGGGGCATGACCTCGCCGACATCGGCGCGGTGATGGAGGGGATGCTCGGTGAGAAGACGGCGGCGCTCAAGGACTACCTCGTTCGTGCCGTGCATCGCACGCTGGCGGAAGCGCCTGGGCTCGAGGTGTCGGCGGACCCTGCGAAGACGGCTGCGGCTCAGGCTCGAGTCGTGGATCCTGCAGGCCCACTGGCAGTGGTCACCAAGCAGCTGCATGACGTCGTGGAGCGTCGGGACCTGTTCAAGACCGCCGAGGCCATCCTCGTCGAGAAGGAACGGGAGATCCGGGCGGCCCTGACGTGAGCGAGGACTGGGCCAGGCGAACGCGAGTCGCTGTGGTGGCCCGCACGATGGCCGGGCAGAAGAAGCTCGGCGGGGTGCTGAACGCGGCGGCCGCGGCACCCAAGCTCCTGTGGCAGCACCCTGTCGCCGGGTCGATGGCCATCGCCGGCGGAGCACTGGGGGCACACGGCCTGAAGCAGACGTCGGACACGGCCAAGGCCCTGAAGTTCCAGGAGCAGGCCAAGTTCCGTACCATCAAGGGACCACTCGGGTACCAGTGAGGTGGCGATGAGCGCTCGAGACGTGATTGCGAAGATGGTGAAGGAGGGCTCCCTCTCCCTGGAGCAGGTCCGCCACGTCGAGGCGAGGGCCGAGAAGGTCGCCAACGTCCTGACCCCCGAGATGCTGGCCGCCGTGGAGCACGCGGCGCGGGCCGCGACCCGGGGCGGCGGAGCGCAGCACCCCCTCAAGTTCGTGCAGGCGATGACCGGCCGGAACGCCCTGCCGACCATGGCCGCCATCGGCGCGGGCGGCGCGGCACTCACCGCCGGCGGCATCGGCGCCGCCATGCTGGGATCCCTGGGCGTGCACGGCGTCGACCGCTTCGTCCAGGCCGTGAAGAAGGGCAAGGACTACAAGGACATGATGGAGGCCAACCCGGAGCTGGAGCACTACGACCCCCAGGAGCTCCAGGACGCCTTCAACACGCTCCACAAGTTCAACCCCGAGCTGGCCGGCGACCCGCTGGTGGCCGGCACCTTCGTGCGTCGCGTGGCCGACGCGGACGCCATCGACCACCGCACCGTGGGCGAGCTGGCCCGTACCCGCAAGGAGATGGGCCGCCCCTTCGGCCAGCAGGCCGCGCAGGGGGGTGCCTCCTTCAACGCGGCGATGGGCCTCCTCAAGTAGTCCATGCTCAAGCTGCTGCACTACGCGGGGGAGGACGAGAGCGGCCCCCGCTCGCACATCATCACCCCGGGAGAGCCGGAGCTGGTCAAGACAGCTGCGCCGCTCCACCACGAGGTGCAGCAGTTCATCGCCCACCTGAAGCCGCGTGACGGCAAGACCTACGCCCTGGTCAACGCCCTGGGGGCCACCGAGCTGTACGGCCCCAACATCAACGCCGACGGCTTCTCCATCGACGCGCTGAGGTACAAGCCCGACGGCTGGGACGACATCCCTCCGTGGGAGGTGGAGGCCCGCCGCGCACTTGCGGCGAAGGCCCCCTACGGGTTCACCACCTTCTACGACGCCGGGGCCTTCCGCCACCACAAGAACAAGCCCTACGCCCCCCACAACCACCCGCAGTACGGCGTCGTCGACCTGGCCGTCTGGCACGAGGCGATGCGCCGGGTGGAGCTGGTGGTCGCGCTGGACCACGACCTGTGCCGCAAGGCCGGTGGCTGGGACATCGTCGAGAAGCTCGAGGCCGGGGAGTACCTCCCGGTCTCCATGGGCTGCCGCGTCAAGTACGACACGTGCTCCCTCTGTGGCCAGAAGTCGAAGACCCGCAACGACTACTGCCACCACATGAACAAGCAGGACCCGCGGTTCAAGCCGAACCTCATCCTGCCGGACGGCCGCCAGATCTTCGTCTGGAACCCGTACCCCCGGTTCTTCGACATCTCCTTCGTGCTCATCGGCGCCGACAAGACCGCCAAGGTGATGGGCCTGCTGTCCTCCGGGAAGCAGTCCTTCATCTCGGTCCCGCCACAGTCGTTGTCCGACCGCTCGGCAGACCGCGCGGCCGACCTCGGCTACACTGACGGGGCCGTGGAGAAGGTGGCCAGCCCCGAAGAGGAACTGCTGGCCCTCCTCCAGGAAGACGAGATGGAGAAGGTCGCCCACCAGAAGGTCGCCGTCGAGCAGAAGCTCGCCGACATCATCAAGGAGCTGCCGCCCGACCGCGCGGCCGGGAAGGCGATGCCCCTGCTGGAGCGGGTCGAGCCCGACATCCCCAGCGGCATCCTCGACTCCCTCTCCAAGCCCCGAGGCTCCGTCGCAGACGACCTCGGCAGCATCGCTGCAACTGCCGGGAAGCTGGGCATCGTGCTCAAGCCCCGGGAGTTCCAACATCTCGTGCTGTCCCGTTGCGGAAACGGGGCACTCGCCAACGAACTGGGCGCCAGGAATCAGGTGTTCAGCCCGTGCTTGGGGACGAGCCCGTTCTCGATGGGGTCGCCCCTCCCAGACCTGCACAGGCTGCTGCATCCGTTCCTCGCGACGAGGTCGATGATGGGGGCGCCGCTGAAGAAGCGGATCACCATCGTCATCTCCGTCACCCCTCCGCCACCTCGGAACGAGGTGCGCTCCACGATGCCCCTGCTGGACGAGATCTCTCGGTCCTACAACGGGTACCGTCACTCCCTCCTGCGGTTCCTGGCGGGAGGGGGGTGCGACAGTCTGTCGCATCTCCACCAGGAAGCCAGCGACCCGCTGGCCAAGTTGTTCACAAGAAACCCTGTTGCCATTACCGACGATTCGCTGGCAGGATTGTTTTCGTTGGGGCCTCTGATGTACTTGCTTCGCGCGTACTGGGACGCCACGAAGCACCTGGGTCCCGAGGTCAGTCAGCGAATTGCTGCAGAAAACCCAGGGCTGGTTGCCAAACTGGCGTATGCCAACCCAGCGTGAGGAGAAGCCAACATGTCCGGAATGAACCAGTTCCTCGCAGAGGCCTACGGCACGGCCGCACCGACGCAGGAGCCCAGTGAGCAGGAGAAGGTCGCCGCGGCCTACGAGTTCCTGGACAAGCTGGCCTCCGCCGACGGCATCGACATCCGTCAGCTCAACGACGCGGACGTCGAGAAGGTCGCCAACTTCTACTTCGCCAAGCTCGCCGAGGAGGAGGCCGCGGAAGCCGCCCCCGCCGAGGAGAAGAAGGAGGAGAAGAAGGAGGAGAAGGAGGACAAGGGCGAGGTCCCGCCCCAGTTCACCGACCCCGAGAAGCAGGCCATGGCCGAGATGGGGGAGGCCGACTTCCTCGGTCGGCAGATGGCCCACGCCTTCGTCAACGAGCTGGACACCATCCAGAAGACCGCCATGGCGGCGCAAGCCGAGGCTCCCGCCGAGCCGGCGGCCGAGCAGCCCGCCGAGATCCCCGAGGCCCTGCTGAAGGTCGCCGAGGCGCGCGCCCTGGAGTTCCTGCAGCAGAAGGTCGCCGAGGGCAAGCTGTGCAAGTGCGGTGACCCCGCCTGCGACGGCGCGGCCTGCGCGAGCAACAAGGACGAGACCAAGGAGGCCTCCGCCGACCAGAGCCAGGTCGACGCCATCGCGGCGCAGATGCTGGCCCAGTCCGGCTACGGTCACCTGCTCGAGGGCTAGGACGCGAGGGCAGTGAGGCATGACGGGCACAGGTCCAGCGCGGAGTCAGCAGTCGGGGGCGTTCTCGCCCAGCGGGCTGTCTGCGTTCCAGGACGAGCTCCGCAAGATCGGCGCGTCGCTCGGTGTCAAGCTCCCCAAGGCCAAGCTCCCGAAGAGTTCCGTCCCGACACCCAAGGCGCCGACGGCGCGGGGGCAGAAGGCGGAGTACATCACGGGCGTCAGCGAAACCTCCACGCCCCCACAAGTGACAGGTACCTTGCCGCCAGGATCGGCGGCCGGGGCCCCCACGAGGTGACACATGGGTGACCAGCACGGCTTCGCTCTCCAGAGCATGCTCAGCAGCGTCTTCTCCGAAGCGCAGCAGAGGATGGAGAAGACGGCCGAGGAGGCCCCTCCCGCTTCCGACGAGAAGAAGGAGAAGGACCTTCCGCCGTTCCTGGAGAAGAAGGACGACGACAAGGAAGAGGCGAAGGAAGCCTCCATCAACTACGAGTACTGCTACAAGCTGGCCAGCGCGGTCGAGCACGTCGCGACGCACCTCCCGGAGATGACCGACGGTCGCTCCAACGAGGAGAAGGTCGCGGAGGCGCTGCTCATCGCCGAGGCCATGGGCTTCCAGAAGGTGGCCGTCGAGGGGCAGGAGAAGAAGGACGCGGGCAACGCCCCGGCCTCCCTCACGCCGCCGAAGGATCCGCCGATGGGCCAGGGGCTCCAGGAGTCCCCGGCGCCCAGCAACGCCCTGCAGAACACGCAGGAGCAGCGCCCGGGCGGTGAGGGCGAGCAGCCCTACAAGCACGACAAGTCCAAGACCATGACCCTGCCGACCGACCCCAAGCTGGAGAGCCCCGCGCTCGCAGCCGGGGACTCGACCACGGCCCTGGAGACCGACGAGAACCAGGCGCCCGGCAACAACAGCGGTCCGGTCCCGACCGAGGGCTACCCCGAGAAGGGCGTGTTCAAGGAGGCCGGCGTGCCGGCGTCCTTCGCTGACGCCCTCGTCAAGCAGGCCCTGTCCGACCCGTTCAGCGGGTTCGCCGAGGGCCAGGAGGCCGCCCGGGGAACCGGCCGCGGCTTCCGGGGTGGCATGCGCGTCGCCGGGGGCACGGCCCTTGGCGGCGCTGCCGGCGGCGCTGCCGGAACCGCAGCTGGCGGTCTCGGCGGTGGTGCCCTCGGTGGCCTCGGCGGTGCCGGCCTGGCGGGTCTGGCGATGCTGGTCCCGGGGCTGCGTGCCCAGGCGGCGAGGGTCCTCGGCGGTGGCGCCGGTCGGGCCATCGGTGCCGGTGCTGCTGGCGGAGCCGCTCTCGGCGGCCTCGGCGGCGCGGCCCTCGGCGGCCCCGCAGGGGCGCTGTACGGGAGCCAGCGTGGGCGGGACATGTCCATGCGCAAGATCGAGGAGCACCGCGGCGCCTACGGCGAGCCGACCGAGAAGGCCGTCGCGCGCTGGGAGAAGCGAGAGGACAAGGGCAAGCCCCCGGCCATGTCCGACCTCCGCGTCCCGACCCAGGCGCTCATCGACCCGGACAACATGCCCAAGACCGGGTCGGCCAAGCCGGGCACCAGCCCCCTGGTCGACTACGTGCTCCAGAAGCTGTCCGAGGAGAACTCGGGCGCGACCATCTCCGCCGGACCGTCGTCGACCACGACGGTGGACGGCGGCGACTTCCCCGGCACCGAGGCCGGCGAGGGCGTACCCCCCATGAAGACCCGCGGTCAGGACTCCATGATCGCGGACAGCAACGCCGCCATCGACTTCACCAAGCGTGACGCGAAGGCGGAACCCAAGAAGGACCTCAAGAAGGTCCTGGACGAGCCCGCTCAGTCGAAGGCGACCGACTCCAAGCTCAAGGAGAACCTCACGGCGACGGACCAGGCAGGAGCCAAGATCGCGACCGCAGCGGCGCGCGAGCTCCTCCGACGGGTCCTCTCTGGCGAGGAAGGCCACGAGAAGGAGGCCACGCTGAAGATGGCGCTGCGGAAGCTCGCCGGAGAGCCCGAGATCTCGGAGGAGCCGGAGACCCCGGACACCGAAGAGGACGCTCGGGACGAAGAAGACCAGCAGGAACGCGCCGAGCAGGCCTTCGCCGAACTCCTCGAGGAGGCGGCACAGGCCGAGGGCGAGGAGGGCACTCCCGCCGCTCCCGCCGCAGCTCCCGACGTCCCGGCGACGGTGTAGAGGAGGTACCGACCATGCTGAAGACGGCAGATGCCTACTCCGTGCTCGACCAGGTTCCCGGCACCATGCGGGCCCTGACCAAGCGCGCGTCCTCCCTCGAGGAGGAGAACGCCAAGCTCCGGGCGGAGAACACGCAGTTCAAGCTGCGTGACCGCGCGGTCAAGGTCGCCCAGGAGATGGAGGCCAAGGGCCTCAACGAGGACCTCACCCTCGAGGAGAAGGTCGCGTCGCTCCTGGAAGACCCCGACCAGCTCGCCACCCGCGAGGCCGCCGTTTCGATGGCAGCCCAGCAGGTCAAGCTCGGCTCCCCGGCCGAGGGCAAGCCCGACGCCGGCAGCAACGCCAGCCAGCTCGTGGCGTACCTGATGGACGACGACGAGTGACCAACAACCAGCACATCTGAGGCGCTAGCCTCACGGAGGAAAAGATCAGATGTTCACCCTGATCAGCGACTACGAGGAGACCAAGCGACGGGATCTCCCCATCATCGCCGGAACCGGCGACGCGGCGGGCCATGCCCCGCTGAACCCCAACGACGCGCGCTCCCTCGTCATCGGCGAGTGGCTCGAGCAGGACGACACCAACGGCGTGTGGTCCTTCGTGCGCGGCGGCACCAACAACGTGGCCGGTCTCCCGGCCGCCCCGCAGCCCTCCGTGGCGATGGCCTTCCCGTTCTTCCTGGAGCGGGGACGCTACGACATGCAGGCCATCTCCGGCGGCGGCAAGGCCACCGTCCTGTACATGGGGCACTACGAGTTCGAGACGGACCTCACGCTCGACTTCGCGACCGACACCCCGACCCTCGGTGACCCCCTGACGGTCATCGACATCGACTGGCAGGGCGCCGGCGTCGTACGCCGCGGCCTCTGCTCCATCACCGAAGCCAACTTCGCAGCCGCGGCCGTCGCCGGTGGCTGGGTGCTCGGCGTCGACTACCACATCCACGCGCGCGTGACGTTCGTGGACGCAACCAACGAGCGGGTCCGCGCGATCCGCGTCTACAGCTGATCCCTGAGAAGGGCAGGAGGAAACGCCATGTCGCGTCCCGCAGACATCCTGAATCGGCTCTTCTCCCAGAAGGTCGAAACCGCGGAAGGCAAGGAGAAGATCGCCGAGTACGGCGGCACCTACATCCGCGACCACCTCCGCGAGGTGAGCTTCGCCCGCAAGGTCGTTCCCCCGCAGCAGGTCACCAAGGCCGACTGCCAGCGGAGCGTCTCGCACGACACCCTGGTCAAGATCGTCGACATCGAGCCGGAGAGCCGGGCGATGGCGATCACCTTCCGGGGTGAGCCCACCGCGCGCTACATCAGCGCCCCGCGCTTCGAGATCCCCTTCTACACGATCTCCTCGGAGAAGTTCGAGAAGACCGAGCAGGAGCTCCTGGCCTACGAGATGCCCATCACCAAGGTCATCGAGGACAACACGGCCAAGGACATCCAGGAGATCGAGGACCGCGAGTTCCTGCTGCACATCGAGGCCTGCATCGAGGCCGTCCAGCAGGAGAACAACGGCGGCATCGCCGTCGCGTTCAACCGCACCAACGTCAACGCCGGCGCCGTGGTGGGTGCCTCCAAGGTCAAGGGCCTCAACTCCCTGACCCTGGGCGGCGCGGACGACTTCACCGTCCGGCCCATCCTGCGGCCCGACATCGTCAACCTGCGCAAGCTGCTCAGCCGCAACCGGCTGCGCCCCGAGCGCATGCTGATGACCGAGCCGGACTTCGAGGACGTACTGCAGTGGACCATCGAGGACTTCGGTGACAAGATCCAGTCCGAGACGGTGGTCGACGGCTACAAGTACAACATGCTCCTCGGCACCAACTTCATCCGCACGATCAAGACCGACATCCTGCGGGACGGCAACGTGTACATCTTCACGAAGCCGGAGTTCTTCGGCCGGTTCTACATCCTGAACCAGACGAAGTTCTACATCGACAAGAAGGCGAACGTCCTCTTCTGGCAGGCCTGGGAGGACATCGGCATGGGCTTCGGCAACATCGCCTCCGTGCGCAAGCTCGAGCTCTACCGGGGCTCGGTCATCACGGGCGCGACCGACGCGGGCTTCGCGGCCCGGCAGCCGGTGGCCGAGACCGCGCTGGGCGCGATGCAGAACCGCGCCGCCGACGGCCTGACGTTCCCGCAGGTCAACCAGTTCTGATTCCGCCGGGGCTCCCGCCCCCGTCTCCTACCCGGTGTCGGGGGCGGGGGTACCCAGCTTGGAAGGGGCCCCGATGTCCAGCTACCACATCCTCAAGACCCGCACCGCCCCCCCGACCCTCTTCGCCGCAGGCAAGGGCGTGGGCCGCAGGTTCCCCCTCGTCCTGACCTACGCCGAGTACAAGGCGCACCAGCAGGAGCTGCTCCAGCTCAAGGGTCAGGGCTACATCACCATCGAGGAGGTCAAGGAGGCCGCTCCCCCCGAGCCGCCCCCGGCCCCCGCCGTCGAGCCCGATCCGGAACCGGCCCCCGAGCCGGAGCCCGAGCCGGTGACCGAGGAGCTCGCCGACGAGATCGACGAGGCCCGGGCCGAGCCCGAGCCGGAGGCCCTCGACGAGAAGCCCGAGGAGGTCGTCGAGGTTCCCCCCGAGGAGCCGGCGGACGAGCCGGTCGAGGAGGACCCGGAGGTGTACGACACCACCCTCCTGGACCAGGCCGTCAAGGGCCTCGTCAAGGACCTGGCCGAGATCACCGACCCCGCCTGGCTCCGTGCGCTCCGTGCGGCGGAGAACCTGGGCAAGACCCGCAAGAGCGCCATCGCCGCCATCAAGGAGCGGCTCGAGGCCCTGGAGGGCTGACCCATGGGTGACCGCACCAACATCTACAACCTGACGGACGTGACGCCGCGGCCCACGCCGCTGAAGATCTTCCGGCAGTTCATCGCCCCCGGCGGGAAGATGATCGTCCCGGTGTCCAAGCTGCGGACGCGCTCGGTGCAGAAGCGCCTGGCGCGGATGCAGGAGAACCGGGCCATCTTCGTCGGGACCGCGCCGCCGGCGTGGTACGTCGCCGCCAAGAAGGCGGCCAAGACCGAGCGCCGGCAGGCCCAGGCCTACAAGCCCCCGGCCGCGGAGCCGACCCCCGAGCCCGAGCCCGCGACAGTCTGTCGCGACGATGTCATGAAGGTCCTGCGCAAGCGGACCAAGGGCGACATCGAGGCCCTGGCGGAGCTCCTCGACCGGCCGGACGTCACCACGGACATGACCAAGGCCGAGATGCTCACCTCCCTCGAGGCGGGCATGGACGAGGTCATGCCGCTGACGGCCCCGCTGGAGAAGTACCTGGAGGGCTGACGTGGTCGAACCCACACTCACGATGGCTCGTGCGATCCAGCTGGTGCGGCTGGTGATGCGGGACTACCCCGAGCTCAACCGCCTCATCCGCGGTGAGGAGCACAGCGACCGCCTGGTCGCCTGGGCCATCATGGACGTGCTGGACGACTGGAACACGACGCCCCCGCTCATCGGGAATGTGACCATCGGCTCCTTCCCATCGACCCGCCTCCTGGTGAAGGGGGCCATCGCGCAGCTGCTGACCTCGGTCGGGCTGCTGTCCACACGCAACGCCGTGGCCTTCTCGGATGGTGGCTTCTCGTACAACACGGACAAGACCCGGGCCCTCACGACCTGGATCCAGCTGTTCCAGAACGAGTACGAGAAGAAGAAGCTGCGCCTCAAGACCGCGCAGAACATCGCCGGCGGCTTCGGCGGGGGCGTCCACAGCGAGTACGACTGGCTCAACTCGGGCTGGTATGGGAACTGGGATGAGAATTTCAGCCGATAGCCTGGTAGGCCGGGCCCTCCTCAAGCTGGCCGAGGACCCCCGGTGGTCCTCCGGCTCTCTCCCGGTGCGTGCAACGGCCCCCGGTGGGGCAGCGCAGACGAGAGCCCGAGCCACTCAGCAGGCGCAGCAGAAGGCGCAGCTCGCTGCCGGCCAGAAGAAGGAAGCCCAAGCTCCCGCTGCCGCCGAGGCGGTGCTGAACGCCTGGGCCCGCCTCCCTGCCGCGGCGAAGGGCGCGATCATCGGCGCCCCCATCGGCGCCGTGACCACCGGCAGCGGCGAGATGCTGCTCAACCGACAGCTCGACGACGGCAGCACGCCTCAGCAGCACATGTACGGGTCGCTGGCCGAGCGTGCCCGGGCGGTGCGGGACGCCTCGGACAACCCGGGGCTCATGAAGAAGCTGCTGGCCGAGACCGGCGGCCACGCCGAGAACCTGGCCGGCATCACGGCGGAGCACCCCGTCAAGTCGGCCCTCATCGCGGCACTACTCGGAGGCGCACTCGGCGCTGGAGTAGGCGCCGGCTCTGGAGCTACACTCAGGATGCTGCCTCGGGCAGCAGCTGCGAGGTGACCCATGTTGGACCGCTGGCTCGATGAACTGGCTCGTGACGAGGAGGAGCAGACCAAGCTCGCCTCGGTCGAGGACTCGTTCGCCAACCTGAGCACCGAGGAGCTGATGAAGCTGTCCGGCCTGGACAAGAAGGCGCTCGCGCCGTCCACGCTGCAGCTCCCGACGCCCCCGCCGCCCACCCAGCCGGGTGTGCCGCCGGTGCCGGAAGAGCCCCCCGCGATGCCGGGGGAGGAGATGCCTCCCGAGGAGATGATGCCGGAGGAGGAGATGGGTCCCGAGACCGCCAGCGAGGCGGTGGCCGAGGAAGCCGCCATGCCCCTGGCTGGCGGAGCCCCCGTCACCCCCGGCCAGGTCGGCGCCGCCGTCGGATCCGGCGTGGCCACCGTCATGGAGATGATGGGTGCCCTCGGAGCCGGTGCCGAGGCGATGGCTGCCGAGGAGGCACCGCCCGAGCCCTCCCCCGAGGAGGCCGCCATGATGGAGCAGCAGATGGCGGAGGACCAGGCGGCCCAGATGCAGCCGGCCGCCGAGCAGGCCGCTCCGCCCCCGCCTCCCCCCGCTCCCGCCCCGATGCCGGCGTCGAACCCGGCCGTCGGTGGCGCAGGCGGCATGAGCATGCCGCCGGGCGCCGGCCCGTCCGGCGCGCAGGTGCCGGGGACGGGTGGCATGGGAGGCATGGGCATGCCGGGCATGACCCCCAAGATGAGCTCGGTGCGGGACCTCCAGGGCCTGCTGCAGGAGAAGCTCGCGCGCAAGGGGAACCGGACCCCGGCCAGCTACAAGGCGCGGCAGCACGCCGAGGACAACCCTCCCGCGGCGCGGCTGGTCCCGCGAAAGCCGGAGCAGGCGCCGGCATCCCCCGCGGGTGTCCCCCGCGGCCCAGGCAAGCTCCCCCCGAAGCGGACATCCCCGGCGGGTGACCGAACGGGGCTGTCCCCCTTCGCGGGCAAGGAGGCGACCTCCTCCGTGGACCCTACCGTAGGCGCTGACTCGGTCAAGACCGGCTCGGCGCTGCCGCTGGACGTGTACGAGTCGGCCATCGTCAAGACCGCCCAGGCGGAGGCGATGGAGAAGGAGGCGGAGAACGTCGTCTACCCCAGCATCGGGATGGCGGAGCTCCGCCAGCTGCTCAAGACCAAGCTGAGCCCCCCGACTGGGGTCGAGAAGCTCGCCTGGGGCTGGCCTGCCGCGCTCGGGGCGGCCGGCGGCCTCGCCGGTGGCATCGGTGGCACCCTCGGCGCGCAGAAGCTGATGAAGGAACGGCGCGAGGGCAAGATCGAGTCGGCCCTGCAGCAGCTCCCCGGACCCCTCGGCGAGTTCTACCTGGCCAACCCGGAGCGCCGGGATGAGGTGGCCGACTTCATGAGCAGGATGCCGGCGGCGGACAAGAAGCCGATGGGCACCTTCGCCAACGTGCAGTTCGCCCCCATCTCCGACGAGATGATCGACCACCTGGAGCAGCTCCAGAAGGAGAGCTCCGTGCCCGAGGTCTACGCCTCCGCCCTGGAGAAGCAGGCGGTGGGCCCCGAGGCAGCCGCGGCCCTGGAGCAGTTCGTGGCCAAGGCGCCCCCACGGATGGGGCATGCCCGCTCGGTCGCTGGCGATCTCCTCAACCCGTTCAAGCACCTGAGCAAGCGCAAGGAGATGCGCGACGTCGCCCAGCACATGCGCGAGATCGGTGAGGCGCCGATGAGCATCAAGGCGCTGCCCGAGCTGGTCGGGACCCCCAGCAGCTCCGGCCACCTCATGACCGTCGGTGACGACGTGATGACCCGGCCCGAGTTCCAGCAGCTGCTCGCGCAGCGTGCGCAGCTGGTCGAGGCGGGGCTCCCCTCCGGTGCCAAGATCAACCTGAACCCGCAGCAGCTCGAGACCCTGTTGGCTCAGCGCCACGGGCAGGCTCAGCGGGCCTTCGGGCAGGCCGAGGAGCTCGAGCGCGCAGCGCTGCGTGAGGGCCTCATCGGTGGTGGCATGCTGACCGCCGGACCTCTCGGGGTCGTCGGAGCTGGCGCGACTGGCGCGGCACTGCTGAGCGGCCTGGACGCCAACCCCAGCCGCAAGCACGACCGGGCCATCGCCCGGTCGGAGAGGCGGGCGGCCCGGGCCGAGCGCAAGGCGGCGCGGTCCCAGGAGAAGGGAGCGAGCGCACAGCTCCGCCCCTTTCGATCTTGAGAAGGAGGCGTGGTTGGGCGGACTCAAGGGCCTCTTCACCCGTGGCGCAGGAGAGGTGGCAGAGGCCGCTGCCACGAAGACGCACCCCAAGGCGGTGACGGACATGACGGCGGCGATCAGGGCACGACAGGCTGCGGGCATCCCCGCTGGAGTGAGCAGGACTGCTGCGCCACAGCCGACGAGGAGCCTCGATGACTACTTGAGGTGGCAGCAGGCCCAGCCGGTAGCCACCCAAGTGAGGGCGAGCACACCTGGTCGCCTCCGTGGCGGTGAGTGGATTGAGGGTGGTACTTCCGTGCAGACGGTGATGCGGCCCCCGGCCCGCCCGCGGTTCTAGGAGGTAGGTTGATCGAGGTCACCAACATCAGAGTCCGGTCGTTCGACCTGGATCGACTCGACCTCTGGTGGGAGATCTCGACCACCTCGGAGGACCCGCAGGACTACGACCTGTACGTGCTGCGGTCCACCTCCCCGCTGGGCCCCTACGAGCCGCTGCATGATCGGCCGCTGAGCGACGTCTACCACTTCCGCGACGCGCGCATGGGGCTGATGCACAACTGGCGTCAGCTCTACTACCGCATCCGGATGGTCAACCGGGCCACCGGGGAGACCAGGGACTTCCCCGAGGACCGGGGCGCCTCCGTGGATCCCCCGCTGGCCCTGGACGCCCTCGAGGCCGCTCGGTACGAGGAGATCCTCTTCAAGGAGAAGATCGGCCGCCCGTGCTGGCTGTTCAAGAAGCGCACCTTCGGTCCGCGCTGCCCCCACTGCTTCGACGAGCGCCTGCAGCGGGCGAAGACCAAGCGCTGCCCGGCGTGCTACGGGGCCAGCTACCTGCACGGGTTCATGTCCCCCATCCAGTTCTACTGCCAGATCGACCCGACGACGCAGAGCAACCAGCAGTCGACCAAGAGCGAGCAGCGGGAAGAGCGCACGATGGCGCGGTGCATCTTCTTCCCGCCCGTCACGCCCGAGGACGTCATCGTCGAGCTGGAGAACGTGCGCTGGCGGGTAGCCAAGGTGACACCCACCAAGCGCCTGGGGTCGGTCATCCACCAGGAGCTCACCCTGCGCCGTATCCCGGAGGGCAGCATCGAGTACACGCTGCCCCTCGACGTGGACCTGGAGAACTTCGTGGGCGGGCCCGACCGGGAGTTCACCAACCCGCAGAACCTCGAGAACGCGGACCGGCCACACATGGACATCCGCGACCTGGCCGCCGCATACAGGTGGGTGACACGATGAAGCCCTCGATGGCCGCCTTCCACGATGAGCTGAGCCGCATCCTCTCCTTGGAGAAGGTGGCGGACCAGCACGAGGACGACAGTCTGTCGCCGGACGAGCCGCTGCCCCGCGAGGCCCCGTCGGGTGCCTACGAGTTCGCGCGCTACGGCATCGCGGAGCCCCTGGTGCGGGTGGGCCTGCCCGCCGCCCTCGGGACAGGCGCGGGCTACCTCGCCGGCGGCGGCATGTACCATGCGCTGCGCAACGCGCCGCACCTGGGTCCGTGGTTCCAGTCCCTGCCGCACCAGAACGTCGTCTCGGGCGGGCTGAAGGCGGCCGTGGGCCTCGGCGGGCTGCTGACCGGGCTGGGCCTGGCGTGGAAGCGCCACCAGCTCTACAACGAGATCGAGCGTGCCCAGATGGAGCGGCGCGCCAAGATGGAGGAGGCTCTAGGTGAGGGGTAGTGTCAAGCACGTAGATCCGCCCGACGCCGCGCTGTCCGAAGGACCGGCGCAGTGGGCCGTCTACCTGTACACCTGCTTCCTCCAGGGGCTGTTCAACCACCTCCCGCACGGGTTCTTCCGGTGGGAGCCGGACCTCAAGGACACCGAGATCGTCATCACGGGTGAGCAGCCGCTGGACGCGGACGCCATCCAGAAGAACCCGCACCTCGTCGTGCTCCGCGGCCCGTACAAGTGGGCCAACCTGAGCCTCGACAAGATGCGCAACACCGGATCGTTCACAGGGAACCGCACCCACACCGACCTCGTTGCGGGGACGATGGGTGTGTTCTGCATCGCCGAGGAGGGCATGGAGGCAGACCGCCTGGCGGACATCGTGTTCCGCGCCACGGTCTACCACCGCCGCCTCCTCCAGAAGACGGGTGGATTCCACAAGATCGGCCACGACCTCTCCACCGGACCCGAGACCCCGCCTGGTGCCCTCATCCGGGACTCCAGCGAGGTGGAGGGCGTGATGGTGGAGGTCTCGGTCCCCTGGTTCCTCCAGTGGACCTGGACGTCTGAGTTGATCGTGCCACCGCAGAAGACAACGCTCGGTCTCATCTTTGACGAGCCCCGTGCCAGTGACGTCGAGAAGCCGGCCTTCGACGTGCTCAACGACGCCACGCTCCTGGCACATTACGGGGTAGCCAATAACGAGGAAGCCGAGTCAGAATTTGGGCTGCAGGCGTTGGTGACGCCGTAGCCCAGAGGAGATTGCCATGGCAGCTCTTGCAAAGCCCAACGTGTCCGTCATCCAGGAGTTCGCGACCACGAGTCCGACGATCCTGGTCCCGACCCTGCGCCCGTGCGTGGTGGGACCGGCGCTCGAGGTCGTGGAGGTGCTGGATGACGCCGGCGCCATCAACGACGACGCCAAGGACGGAGCCTACGACCAGTTCCAGCAGGTGGTCACCCAGACCTCCTTCCCCGACCCGCGGGGGAACCTCGACGAGCTCGACATCCAGGAGAGCACCATCCGCGCCTTCCTGACGTTCGGCGGCGCGATGTACGAGCTGGACAACGGGGACTCCCTCTACGGGACCTACGGCTCGTCCTTCCTGGCCTTCGCCAACTGGGCCTCCCGCGCGGCGATCATCGCCTCCGGGCCGGAGAACTACGCCTTCGGGGCCGGCCTGCTGTTGGCCTTCTGCGTCGACAACCCCCTGCGGACGGACACCTCCTCGGACATCACCGTGGAGCTGACCGGCACGCTGACGGCCGAGGACACCGCCGACGAGATCAACGCGGCGGCGGGCGAGACCATCGCCTACTCCATCGAGGTCGCCCCCGGCGACACCCGCCTGGTGCTGGTGTCCAACACCTACGGTGCCGGGTCGTCCCTGACCATCCGGGCCAGCAGCGGCGCGGCAGGCATCCTGTACAGCGGCCTCCCCCTGAGCGGGGTCGAGGAGTACCGGATCGAGGGCTGCGGCTTCCGCGGCCAGGACGACGGCGACGTCGACACCACGACCCCGTGGATCGAGTTCTTCCGCGGTGAGGAGTACATGGACGGTGTCGCCGCCGGCGCGGCCGCGTGGCAGGCGGAGGGCAACCTCCGCGACGAGCTCGACGTCTTCACCAACGCGCGTGCGGCGGCCCGAACCTACTCCGGCGTGAGCCCGGACGTCCCCCTGCAGGCGGCCACGGCCGTCCTCCCGGGCGACATCTTCTACGCGGACGGCGCGCAGGTGGGCACCACGGCCGAGGTCATCGAGGTCCAGCAGGACCGCTTCCGTCTCGGGGTGCTCGACAGCGAGAACTCCGTCTTCGACGACGACGGCGTGCCCACCAGCCGGGTCTACACCGAGTTCGAGGTGGGCAACCTCTTCGACGGCACCCCGCTGGCGCCCCAGTACTGCTGGTTCGGCGCCCAGGGGCTGGTCGAAGGCAACATCGTCCCGACCCCGGTGGCTGCGGCACTCACCGGCAGCACGGAGGCCTCCGCCGCCCTGTTCGGCTACCTCGTGGGCGGTCCGGTGGCCACGGCCAACTTCCCACTCCTCATCGGCAACAAGCGCCTGTACCTGCGGGCCACGGTCGATGGCGTCCGTGGGGCCGAGCAGACCGTCCTGTTCAGCGGGACGTTCAACTCCATGGCGGACGTGGCCGCGGCCATCACCGCGCAGGCCACCGACATCATCGCCACCTCCTACACCGACGTCACGGCTGCCGAGCAGTACCTGACCCTGCAGACCGGCGCGACCGGAGCGGACCAGGCCGTCGAGGTGAGCGAGACTGGCGCGTTCAACGCCGTGACCGACCTGGAGATGGACGCGGCCTCCCGCTCCGGCGGCAGCGGAGTCGGCGTGGACGCCGAGTTCTCCACCCAGGCCTTCGTCACCGGCGGCCCGGACGACGGCGAGACCCCCGGACCCTACGTCTTCCCGCTGGTGGGCGGTGAGCTGCTGGACTACACGGTCACCGACCGCAACGGTACGACCCTCAGCCTCGCCTACACCCTGGATGCTGCCGACGTCGGCGCACCGGCGGCGAACACCTGGGCCGGCCTGGCCGCCCACCTCAACGCCGGAGGCAACGGAACGGCGCTGCCGGCCAACGGCATGCCCAACTGCCCGATGGTGGAGTTCATCGGGGACGACACCGCCAACGCTCGAGGCCTGACCATCCGGGTGCTCGAGGGCGGCAGCGGCACGGCCATCGACGTGGACGAGGCCACCACGCACGCCAACTTCAGCTTCGCGGGCGCCCGCGTGGCTGCCACGGCGGACATCGTCATCGCAGGTGGCGACCCCGGTGCCGCCGCGGCCATCACCGTCGACACGACGGAGCTCGGTGGCGCGGCCCGCGTGTCCGCGGCGGCTGGCGGTGGGCCCACGGACTGGGTCATCACGGCGGGTGACATCCCGGCGACCATCGCCTCCCTCGCGGCAGGACTGTCGGCACACCCGGACATCACGGCGGTCGACAACGGCGTCGACACGGTGACCGTGACTGTGGCCACCACGGGCTGGCGCGGCAACCTCTGCACCATCGTGTCGAGCGACTTCACCAACATGACCATCCAGGGTGGGGCGGTCATCGCCTTCCTCACGGGTGGAACGGCCACGTCTACCCAGACCGCACTCATCGGTCCCGCCACCGCGGGCGGTGACATCCTCACCGTCGACACCGCGGCCGTCGGCGGCTCGCAGGTGGACTACGAGGCTGGTGGTGTGGACTGGGTCGGCAACGGGGCGGCTGGGGCCTCCTCCCTGGTCACCGCCATCAACACCGGGCCCCAGAACGGTGAGGTGTACGCCCACAACCTGGACGCCGTAGGCGCGGCCCAGGCCACTGTGACTCTCTACGCGCTCAACCCCGACGGCTACCTCGCCAACCTGTGCTGGGCGCAGACCACCGACTTCGCCCAGATCAACGTGGCAGGCGCGGGCGACCTCCTGGAGCACGAGTTCACGGGCGGCACCGAGGACAACGACAACGACACGGGCGCCGACGTGCTGACGGGCGAGGAGTTCGCCTTCCAGCTCGACTACAACCCGCACGAGTGGGTGGTGACGCCGGCCAACGACTCCCTCGACGACCTGATCGAGATGATCAACGAGGAGGTCAACGACAACATCGTGGCCACGGCAGGCGGCACCAACACCCGCCAGCTGGTCCTGACCAGCCTCCTGCTGGGCCAGGCGTCGAGGGTGGAGGTCCTGGCGGACACCGCCAGCCGCATCATCACCTCGGCGGCGCTGGGCATGGCGACCCCGAACCACGAGGCGGACGGCTCCGGCCGACCGAACCCGGACTTCTACCTGGACCTCAACCTCAGCGTGGTCATCGGGGCGCAGATCCTCCGTGACACCGTCACGGGCATCCCCTTCGACAACGACTACCTGGGGACCTCCGACATCTACCTGCAGTACCACGCGCTGCGCCTGGACCTGAGCCCGTCGGCCGACAGCCCGGCGCTGCTCATCGTGGAGGACACCACCACGCTCGAGTCCATCCTGGATCCGCTGACCGCGGACAACCCGCTGGGCCTGGGCCTGTTCTTCGCCAAGCTGAACGCCCCGGGCGTGAGCGTGGCGGGGCTCGGCGTCGACGAGGTGACCGCGGCCATGCCGGAGGGCACCCTGACGGCCTACACCCAGGCCGCCGAGTTCCTCGAGAGCGAGGAGGTCTACGCTCTCGCGCCGCTGACCCACGAGGAGGTGGTGCACCAGCTGTTCAAGACCCACGTCGACTACATGAGCGGGTCGGACCTGCGCGGCGAGCGCATCGTCTTCATCAACCCGGAGGTCCCGGACGAGGAGGCGCCGACGACGGCCGCCAGCGGCACCGACGGCAACAGCACCGGCGCGGACAACCAGTTCATCGTCGACGAGAACCCCCACACCGCCCTCGTGGCGGCGGGGGTCGCCAACCCGGCGGTCATGCCGGTGAGCGACGGGGTGTACCTCGAGATCACCGTCGGCGGTGAGCAGCGGCGGTACAACCTCAGCGCCATCAACGGAGCGCTGGTCACCATCAACCTGACCTTCGCGGCCGGGGAGAACGACGACAGCTTCTACTCCACCGAGACGCTCCTGGCCGGCCTGCTCATCAGCGTCGACTGGGCCATCAAGGTCCGGGGCGACGCCCTGGTGGTGGCCGGGGTCTCCGACCTCGACGGCATCGCCACGGCGGTGGCCACGGTCGCCTCGACCTACGCCGACCGCCGGGTCTACTACGTCTTCCCGGACTCGGTGACCGCGGAGCTCGACGCCGGGACGGCGGCGCTGCCGGCCTACTACGCCTGCTGCGCCATCGCCGGCATGGTGGGCCAGCTGGTGCCCCAGCAGGGCTTCACCAACTACCCGATGACCGGCTTCACGGGGGTCACCGGGTCGAACGACATCTTCAAGGACTCGCTGCTCGACGAGATCGCCGGCGGCGGGGTGTACATCCTCATCCAGGAGGCGGACGGGGCTCCGGTCATCTGCCGCCACCAGCTGTCCACGGACGTCACCAGCATCGAGACGAGGGAGCTCTCCATCACCAAGGTGGTGGACTTCACCGCCAAGACGCTGCGGACGGGCCTGCGCAACTTCCTGGGGATCTACAACATCACCCCGGCGTTCATGGACACCCTGACCACGGTGGTCGACGGCATGCTCGACTTCCTCAAGCAGGGTGGCGTGCTCATCGGAGCCTCGCTGAACAGCATCAGCCAGGACACGACCAACCCGGACACGGTCCTCATCGACGTGACCCTGGAGGTCCCGTACCCGTGCAACTACATCAGGGTTACCTTGGTTGTCTGACGCAGATGGTCTAACATTCCGGGTGGAGGCCCGGAATGGGGAAGGTCAAGAAGTGCAAGATCTCAGTCTGCAGCAAGAAGATGCACGCCAGGGGGTTCTGTTCGACCCACTACGCGTACTGGAGGGCCGGCATCTTCGACCTGGAGGGCAACCAGCTCAGGCCGTTTGCACGCAAGGGCTCGTGGAAGGGCCACACGTGCAAGCAGGAGGGCTGCGATGACCCAGTGCGAGCGCGGGGATGGTGCAATCGGCACTACCTGCAAGTACGTAGTGGCATCATCGACGAGAGTGGCAATCAGCTTCGGGACCCCAAACGGCGAAAGCCACGGAAGGGGTACAGGTACTACCTGAAGGAGTACCTGAAGGTGCGGGCGCCCGATGGCCACCCGCACACGGACAAGGACGGCTACATCCTCGAGCACCGTCTCGTGATGGAGCAACACTTGGGCCGCTTCCTGGAGCCGGGAGAGGTCGTCCACCACCTCAACGGGGTGCGGGACGACAACCGGATTGAGAACCTGCAGCTCCGAAGGAGCCGCAAGGAGCATGGGCACGGCCACGAAAGGCTGGACGATGTGAGTGCTGCTCTGGCACTGTTGGAGCAGCTGGTGAACAAGGGGATGACTGATGGCCGCGAGACCAAACAGAGGCTGCAACGTCTGGCCCGTCGCCTCTGACTACATCCGCGTCACCCTGGTGGTCTGATACGGTTGTAGCCCGGCTGGTAGGTGCAACCTCGCGCCTCCAGCCCTGGAGGTGAGAGATGACCCAGGTACAAGCGTCGGCGGTCAAGGCCGATGCCGAGATGGATGTCTCCCCGGAGACCCTCAAGGCGCTGAGCCCGTTCCAGGACACGAGCCAGGCCTTCATCACGGTCCTCGACAACGACTCCCTCACCGGCGTCCAGGTCAACCTCGACCTCACGCTCATCGGTGGCGGGGTCACGGCCTACGTGGAGGGTGCGGCCTGGAACGCCGGGACGACCGCCGCCCTCTCGGCCACGGCACTGGCCGCGGCGATGAACGCGGACATGGTCGCCCAGGGCGGCACGGCCGTGGCGGTCGACGAGACGGTCGTCCTGACGACCAACAACGGCACGGACTTCGCCATCTTCCCGACCGTCGGGTCGGACGACCCCACGGTGCTGCTCATCAACGACGCGTGGGGCTCCGGCCTCGAGCCGTTCCACAGCTTCTGGGACTCGGAGTTCAACGGCGGCGACAACATCGCCATGAACGCCAACGACTACCTGCACCTCTACCTGGTGTTCGCCATCGTGGCGGGCAGCACGGTGACCCAGGTGCAGCTGCGGCTGCGGTACGGGATGGGCGAGGCCAGCCGGGGCCACGGCAAGATGTACGACGAGGTGGGTCTGGACCTGGGCCTCGCCGCCGCCGGGGTGCTCCCCATCGACACCCCGATCACGGAGTACCAGTTCACCGTGGCGGCCCCGGCCGCCGGGGTGCAGTGGTACTACAAGCGGCTCACCATCCCGGTCAACGACCCGATGGTGAAGGTCCTGGTGACCACGGACAACCAGCCCGACGCAGACGACGGCCTGGAGATCCTCTACATGAGGACGATGCGCGACAGCGTCACGGGCCAGTAGGAGGCAACCATGCTCGGAGCCATCAAGCACGGCCTCCACACCCTGACCTCGGCCATCGCCTCGGCGCTGGGCGCCAAGTCCTTTGCTCAGCGTGTGCCCGTACACGTCGGCACGACCGAGTTCACCATGGGTGGTGCCCCGGCGCAGGGCTTCGCCCTCATCGCTGCGGAGTTCCCTGGCGGTGCCGGCACCCTCGCCATCGGCGGCCCCGCAAGTACGACCGACGGCGGGTACGAGGCAGCGGTCTCGGCGGGCTTCGCCGCCGGGGTCATGACCCCGAGCGCCACGGACTACCTGGCGGTCGACGACGAGATCATCAACCGGGTCGACCTCTACAACGCCGACACCGGGGAGCCGTTCGAGACGGCCGAGGGTGAGCAGATCTTCGGGCTCCTCCAGGCCGCCAATGGCGCGGTCGATGGGGACGCCATCGTGGACGCCCCGAATCCCGAGAACGTCCAGATCAGCTTCGTGTACCTGCCCCGGGCCAACCCGGCGCTGAACAACATGCAGCTGGTCAACCTGGACGCGGGGCAGGACGTCCGCTTCGGCCTCCGACTGCACCGCATCCTGGTCAACATGTCGTACGCCACGATGGTCATGGGCGGGGACCCGATCCCTGACGTGGTCACCAGCGTGTACTACATCCCCTCGTTCAACGGCGCCGTGCTGGCGAACTACCCCGAGGGCTCCATCGTGGTCGCCGTGGACACCGGCGAGGTCCGCAGCGTCGCCGTGGGTGGCGCGAACTGGGAGTACCTCGGCAAGGGCACCCCAGCCACACTCACCGGAGCCGCAGCCGACACCACCATCACCGACTTCGACGGGCTCAAGACCATCCTCGTCGACTGCGACGGCGCCGACCGGACGCTGGTGCTGCCGACGCTGGCGGACAACCTCGGCCGGCCCATCACCATCGTGAAGATCGACGCCGGGGCCGACCAGGTCATCCTCGACGGTGAGGGGGTCGAGACCATCAATGGTGCAGAGGAGCAGGCGCTCTCCCGACGCCGTCAGCGCATGACGGTGCTGGGGACCCCCACCGAGTGGGTGGTGCTCGAGGGCGACGCGGTTCCCGACGAGGTCTTGCTGCGCACCCTGAACCTGTGGATCGGTGGCCCGGCCGGCGGGCCTCCTGGGGCGGCGGTGGCCTACCTCGAGTCCATGGACTTCGCGGCCGCTGGCGGCGAGGAGGTCGTGGGGTCGTTCGTGCTGGGCCCGGATTACATCCCCGGCCGGGGCCTGGAGATCGAGTTCCTGTACTCCAGCGATGCGGCCGCGGCCTCGAACGCGCTGTTCTCCACCTCCACGGCGCTCTTCCGCACGGGAACGGACACGGACTCCAATCCGCCGACCAACCTGCACGCGGACAACGCCAACGCGGTGCCCGAGAGCGCGCCGGTCGACGTGACCACCCTCTCTCCACGCTTCGAGCTCACCGACGGGGCGGGGCAGATCAACGGCCTCACCCCCGCGGTTGGTGACAACATCGCGGTGCTGCTCGCGCGTGACGCAGGTGACCCCAGCGCCGCCGTCTTCCGGGTCTACATCGAGGCCCGCGTGTACATGATGGGAGCGTAGGATGGGTGGCTACTCTCAGATTCCTGGTGGCGGTGGTGGCGGTGGGACTCCGACTCCTCCCGTTCCGCAGTTCGCGATCTCCGAGGACCTCATCGAGGAGGAGGTCTACGACAACAACTGCGTCCCCGATGCCCAGGAGGGCCTGTGGGACGTCGACAACCCGACCGATACCACTGTGTACCCGTGAGGTAGAGCATCATGGCGAACCCCTCGAACCTCCCCGACCTCAACTGGACGCTCAGCGGCATGAAGCGCTTCGAGCTGGAGCACGGTGACTCCGGCATCGGGCTGCTCGAGACGCTGTACGACCTGGTCACGGCCAGCACGCACTGGGACGTCGTCTCGTTCGACCCCGGCTTCACGTGGATCGAGGTGGCCCCCAAGGACGCCGGCGCGGTCGGCCTGGACGACATGCGGGCCATCTTCCGCAACGGAGCGGCCACGAACCGCCTCCGTGGTGGGCCGTGGAACGCCGACGACATCAGCGTGGGGGTACACCCCAACGTCTCCGGCGCAGGAGCCATGGCGGACCACGACAGCACCACGCCGTGGGGCGGTGGCGCAAGTTGGGCGTTCTCCAACTACGTGCGCTGCGTGGACATCGCCGCCATCGACATGATCCAGATCGTGGAGTCCGAAGAGGTTCTGGTGCTCATCGGTTACGACTGGGCGGCTGACCAGATGCACTGCCTCACGATGGTCGGGTTCTGGCTGGATCCCGTCACCGAGGAGAACGGTATCGACTTCTACTCCGAGGGCAGCATCGGCCGCATCGTCGGCATGCAGAACACGGAGAACATGCAGGTCTCCAACGGCTTCTGGAACTCCACCAACAACCTGCTCAACTACAACAACGGTGCGAACAACAACAGCATGTACTGCCTGAAGCCGGACGGCACGACCTGGAGCCACGTGCAGAGGTTCGAGGTCACCGGGTACCCGACTGAGCAGCGTCACGTCACTATGGACCCCGGAGCTGTGGTGACGCGGGTCAACTACTACTACATCACGGGCAGTCAGTACGCAGGCACGTCCCGCCAGTGGGGAATGACCTCGGACGGTATGGGTGTGCGTGCGCGTAGGGAGGGCGGCCCCAGCGGTGACCTCAAGCAGATCGCCGTATCGTCGGTGCCCCGCGGCGAGGCGGACTCCGTGGGCTTCGCCAACGTGTAGGAGGACAGCGTGAGCGACACCAATTTGCCCAAGCTCACCTGGGATACGAGCGCGGTGGTGAACCTCGCCGCGGGGCACGGCCAGGATGGTGCGGGGATGGTCGAGACCATCCACGACATCATCGACGCCAGCACCTACTGGCGGGTGGTGAGCGAGCACGGCACCTTCGACTGGATCGAGATCGCGCCGAAGGTCGGCGAGGACTGCGAGGACATGCGTGTCCTCGTGCGCCACACCGTCCCGACCAACAAGATTCGGGCCTACACCTCTGGCGTCGACGACCTGTACGTCGGCATCCACCCCAACGTGGGCGGCGCAGCGCTGGTGGACCACGACGCGGTGGACCCGTGGGGTGGCGCGACCGGCTACGCTTTCAGCCAGTACGCCAACGCCTTCCACGCAACCGCTGTCTCTGGGGTCGAGGACCTCATGGTCATCGAGTGCGAGGAGGCGCTGCACATCCTGGGCCTGGACACCGGGGGCAACCTGCGGCACGCCTTCTTGGGGCACCTCTTGGACCCCCGCTCCTCCATCAACGGCGACGACTTCTACTCGGAGACGCCTGCGGTGTACCGAAAGCTGGCGTTGTTCTCCAGCGAGGACAAGGTGGCCCAGAACGGCTTCTGGAACACGGGCAACGACTTCCTCACGTACAACAACGGCGCAAACAACCACCTGTGCTACACCTTGCGCCCGGACGGCGTCTGGGCGCACATGCAGCGCCTCGAGCAGACTCCTTTCCTCACGACCACACGCAATACGGATGCGGGTGGGCGCGAGTACTCTTTCCCGGTGTCGTACTTCCACATCAACCAGACGTTCGCTGGGGTATCGCGCCAGTGGGGCACGACCAACAACATGCAGGGGGTCGTCGAGCAGGAGGTGGCGGCTGTTCTGGTGCGAGTACAGGTCGGGGCGCACAGGTCTTCGGACCAGCATGCCATGGCGCACAACAACGAGTAGGAGGACGACGTGGCGTACAGCGCGGTGCCAGGAGGTGGGAAGCCCGGCGTGCCCTTCCGTCCGCGCAACGCAGTGCCGGTGCCGCGCAAGGGCCCGAAGCGGCCCAAGAGACCGGAGAACGACGAAGAGCGCGCCGCGATGGAGCAGTGGAAGGCGGACAAGAGGCGCAAGGCCGAGGAGCGCTACGCGCGGCAGGAGGCCGACCGCATCCAGACCGAGAAGGAGCGGGCCAAGGAGGAGAAGGACAAGAGGGGTCCGAAGGACGATAAACTGGGTGGAGGGGAGAAGGGTCCGCAGCCATGACGACAAGTGACGAAGCGCTCGCCCTGTGGGATGAGAGCCTGACGTCGTTGGAGAACAGCCAGGCTGAAGCACGGGCGACCATGAGGAGCTGGAATGGGGACGGACGACAAGAAGGGTACTGCTCCCCCGGCGGAAACGACAGATGCGGCGTTCCTCAGAACGGTGATCGACCTGGCGGAGCGGACCGCCTCATCGTTGCGGGGCCAGGAGGACATCTCCGCGGAGATGGTCCGCACCACCCAGCACTGCTTGGACGAGCGGAAGGAAGCCGAGCAGCTGACGCAGGGACGGATCGACGCCCTGATCAAGTCCAAGGACGAGAACGCCAAGGCACTCGTGAAGGCTCTGGAGGAGCTGACGAAGAAGGTCACGGAGGTCTGCGCCTTGGCCCCACGACAGCCGAAATGGCTGTGGTGTTTCCGGGAGCTGGTGTCTCTGGTGGAGAAGAAGCCGCTGGCGACGATGGCGACACTGCTCGGGCTGATGCTGTTCGCCGTGGTCTTGGCCGAGCTCGGGTGGAACATCACCGACTGGATTCAACCACCGTCGGGTGGGTAGTTGGCCTGGTGGTGTTCCTGATGGGTCTGGGGGCTGTCGCGCAGCTCCTCACGGGAGGATAGCTCTCGACACTACGTGTCGGGGTGTTCTACAGTAATCGCAACCGGCCCGGCCAACGGTGGGCGCATCGGGCGTGCCACAGGACCTGACCCAAAAGGCTGGTCCCGGCTGGGGGCCATGAATCAAGGGATACACAGATGACGCGTGCACGCACTCGCATCCCGCTGCTCCCCCACTTCAACCTGGGGAACCGGCAGCGGAGGCATCACCGCTTCCTGGATGAGGTCCGCGAGGTCCTGGCCAGGGGGCTCCTCTCCCCCATCGACGATGGAGCCTTCCCCCACGCCGCCGGCGTGTCGGGCACCTTCGCGCCGGCGGTGGCCCAGCCCGTCACCCTGACGGGGACCCACTTCCTGCAGGACGGCGTCCAGGCGGTCGGCGCCACGGACGCCCTCGTCGCCGCCGCCGACGTGGACTGGAAGGTCATCACCCCCGGCCTGGCCGGCAACAACATGACCCTGTCCATCGTGGACGGTGGCGGTGGTGCCCCGACGGTGGTCACCACCCCGACGGCCACCTCCGTCGTGGTCACCCTGGACGTGGCCGGTGGTGTGACCGCCACCGCCGTCATCGCAGCGGTCGCCGCGCACGCCACGGCTCGCGGCATGATCATCGGTGTGGCCTCCGGTGGTGGTGGTGGCAACGTCACCGCGCAGGTGGCCACCTTCTCCGGTGGCATCGGTGAGGGCGACTACGGCGTCGAGATCGCCGCCGTGGCCCAGACCATCCTGGACTGGACCGCCACCTCCATCAGCGCCGAGCTGGACCTGAGCGGCTTCAGCCACGGCGACCTGGTCGAGATGATCATCATCGCCGACGGCATCGAGTACCGCTTCAACGCGCTGTGCTCCGCCGGTGGCCGGGTGGGCACGGGCCACTTCCTGGGCACCCCGGGCCTGATCGCCGACGGTGACACGTTCACCATCAACGGCCGGTCCTACGGCTGCTACCTGGCGCTGCCGGGCCCCGGCACCGAGGACGTCGAGATCCTCATCACGGCCGTGGACGTCGACACCAACGTCGACGAGGTCGTGGCCGGCGTCAACGGCGACGCGCTCCGCGAGGTCGACGCGGCCCCGGTCGGTCCGGCCGCCGCGTTCACCGGCGTGGGCTTCGTGCCGCACACCCCGGCGGGCAACTACGCGCTCGTCCACACCATGACCAACTGGGTCTGGTCCGAGGGCGCCTCGCCGTCGGCCCTGACCGACGGGTCGGGCAACCCGCTGACCGTCGTGCCGTTCCAGCACACCGTCAGCGCCGGCGAGGGAGCCGAGCTGGCCGCGGGCCGCTGGATCCAGATCGCCAGCTTCCCGAGCGCCAACGCTCCCATCCTGGCCGGGTTCGTCCTGATGGACGCCACGGGCAGCCACTACTCCAAGGCCAACGTCGAGACGCAGGTCGCCTTCGACGGAGCCACGGGGATGTACAACCTCCAGATGCTCGACCCCGGTGGTGCCATCGGCATCGCCGCGACCGACATCGTCTCCGGCTTCCTGGCCGTGTAGGAAGGAGCAGAACATGCCGGACATCAGTGACGGACAACGCGCAGACATCGGTCTCAGCGAGTTCACCCCCACCATCGAGCAGACGGCGGAGCAGATCGCCGTCGGCTACTTCTGGCACGACGTGGCCGGTGGCGCCAACGCCGGCCGCCCGGCCGACCAGGTCCAGTACTCCATCGGTGGCCGCCTCTACGAGGTGGACAAGAACGCCACCCCGCTCGACGGCGGCGGCGACGTCTCCATCGACTGCAACGCCGCGGCCAACCTCGCCGACGACATCGACGCGGCCGTGCTCGCCATCAACAACGATGGTTCCACCAACGTGATCGCGTGGAACATCGACGACATCATCCTGGCCGTGGCCAACGACCAGAACACGGGCTCCGCTGGCAACGGCCTGGCCCTGGCCGACGTCGGCGACGCTGGTGCGGACGTGCTCCCGGTCACGGGAGGCGTCACCGTCGACGGTGACGACCCCGAGGACGTCACGGTCTACGAGGGCAAGCACGCCGTCGAGCTCAGCGACGTGGGTGCCTGGGCGGCCGCGGGCCCGGCCTACACGCCCATCAACTACTTCGAGGTCCCCGCAGGCACCACGCCCACCGTGGACTTCATGCAGGTGTGGTCGGCGACCGGCCAGATGCGGAACCCCGAGGCGATCATCGGTCCCGTCCACCTGACCCACCGCCTGGTCAACGTGGCCGGGGACTTCTACTCGCTGGAGGTGTACGACGAGGTGGGCACCCTGGTGGCCACCGACATCATCAGCTGGAAGGTCACGGCTCGCTAGAGGAGGTAGCCCATGGGCTCCATCGGTGACTGGAGGCCGTACGAGAACTACGTACAGGATGGCCTCGTCGACGGTCGCTTCATGTCAGCGGCCTTCACGCTCCTGGCCGCAGGTCCTCCGCGCCTCTCCGCTCTCGGTGGAGCCAGTGGTGCCGAAGACCTCGCAGGGGCAGCAGCAGGTGGGTCCCAGGGTGGGACCGAGCTGGTGCACCCCATCGGCGTCGTGCAGAACATCAGCCTCGCCCAGAACCGGCAGTTCAGCCGGTTCTGGGAGGTGGGCTCGGAGCGGAGCTACTTCGTGTCCGGCCGCACCATGGGGCAGATCGGGCTGAGCCGGGTCCTGTACCACGGCCCCAGCCTCCTGCGCGTGCTGTACGGGTACTACCAGGACACCGAGGGGACCACGCAGTTCCCCGCGCTGTTCAACAACCCCGGCATCACGGGCGTGGCCAACCCCCACGACGTGAAGGTCGCTCCCGGCCACAAGAACGTCTTCCTGAACCTCGCCTCCGACCTCTTCAGCCAGCCCATCGGGCTGATGCTGTACCTCCGGGACAGCAACGAGGAGACCCTGGGCGCGGTGTACCTCGAGGCCTGCTACATCCCGACCCACAACATGGCGACGGACGCGCAGGGCGTGGTGATGCAGGAGAACGTGACCATCCAGTACGAGCGGATGATCCCCGTGGCCGTCGGCGCCATCAACCTCATCGAGGGCATCTACGGGCAGGAGGTCCTGTCGTAGATGCTGGAGAAGCAGGCAGAGGCCGACCGCCGAGCAGCGGTCTGCTTGATGGCTGACTCCGCTGGCCGCGTGCTGGCGAGGGACTTCTCCGACTCCACCCTCGCGGACTCCGTCCTCCTCGAGAAGATGTCCTCGGCGCAGGCCGAGGCTCTCGCGACAGTCTGTCGCACCAAGCTGGCTGCCGGCATCGAGCCCACCGAGCTGGAGAAGCAGGCCTTCGTCGGCTCGCTCTCCGGTTCCCTGGCCGTCGGCAAGCACATGATGCGCGGTGCAGGACGAGGGTGGGGTGAGGGGTTCAAGCTCACCACCAAGCTCCGCAACATGCTCGGTGGGGCGTCCAAGGCACGCACCAGCGCCGTCAAGGCGGTGGAGCGCGGTGAGAGGCAGGCCCTCGACGCCGGCCTGAGCCGGAGTGCCTGGAAGAACGTCTCCCCCGTCACGAAGACCCCCATGGTGGCCTCACCCGCCAGGGTGCCTCATGCGAGGCCTCCGGCCAAGGCACCGGCAGCTCCTGCCTCCTCAGCGAAGCCTCCCGCGGCTCCGGCCGCGGCAGCGAAGGAAGCCCCCACCCCGCTCATGCAGGGAACCCTGGGTGCTGGAGCTCGCGGTGCTGGTTGGGGCGGCCTGGGTGGTGCTGGCGTGGGTGCCGCAGGTGGTGCCGCCGTCGGCGCCGGGACCGCCGAGGAAGGACATCGCCTGCGCGGTGCCCTCGTCGGTGGAGCCCTCGGCGCCACAGGCGGTGCAGCCCTCGGAGCTACCGGAGGCGCGGCCATCGGCATGGGGCGGCAGATGAGCCGCAACGCCGCAGGTGCCGCAGCCAAGGGTGGCCAGCAGGCAGGTCAGCAGGCGGCCCAGAAGGGAACCCAGCAGGCCGCTCAGGCGACGGAGGCCGCGGTGCCCCAGAACCTGAGCACCGAGGTCGCCGGCGACGTGGCCAAGAAGGGGCTGAGCCCGATGCACTACGGTCTCGGGGCCCTGGGCCTCGGCGCGGCCGGCACCGGCGCCTACTTCGCAGGCCGGGGCTACCTCAACCGCCGCAAGCAGCTCCAGCAGGGCGTCCAGCAGTACCCGCAGCCGATGATGGCTCCCCCGGCACATTACAGCTAACAGAAGGGCGCACGAGGCGCCCACGGACGGCGGATGCCGTCACTTCTGCTTGTAGGGCAGGTCGCTCCAGTCTGCGGCAGCGCACCTGAGCTTGGGGCCGAGCTTGCACAGCTTCCGGCCGTCAGGGGTCCGGTCGATGTCCGGGCAGTCCCCGATGTCCTCGCGAACGCACAGCCTCTGCGGTCTCTTGCCGGGCAAGGTACCGGAAGTGAGCCTGGCAGATGGCATCGACGAGCTCGCTGAGCTCGACGCGGCGCCCGACCGCATCACTCATCTCCCTCTTGAGGCGGTTGAGTCCCCTCATCGTCTCCGGCTGGAGCTGCAGGCTCACGCGATACGGGCTCGTCATCGGGGATGGTCCTCCGGAGCCACACGATGGTGGTGGCCGGGTTGGTGACCTCGGCGAAGTCCGGGTTGTTCTGGAACCGAGCCAGGGTCTCGCCGAAGTCCTCGCCATCGGCGAAGGTGAGCAGCCGGTCGGTGTGGCAGCCCATCACCCGGTAGGGCAGCAGGCGGCTCCCCTGGTAGACGCTGTGGGTCGGACCGACCTCCGCGTTGCCGGGGATCAGGATGGTGCGCGCCCCGTGGTCCAGGGCGCTCATGTCGCGGATGGACAGCTGGAGCTGGTCGAACTCGACCACGGAGTGGTGGTGCAGGGCGACGAACTCGGGCTCCTTCACCTCGGGCGGCTCCTCGGCGAAGACGGCCGCGGCGCTGAGGTCCTGGGCCAGGCGGTGGATGAGCCAGAGCTGGTCGGCCACGCTGAGGCGCTGTGCGTCGCGCAGAACGGTTTCGGTTACAGGTGCCATGTCTCTCCTCAGTGCCTCGTCCGAAGATACTCCACGAACTGCTTGCGGACCAGCTGAACGAGGGCGTCACAGATGTCGTCGGAGGTCTTCGCCCGCTCCCAGAACTTGGGGTGGCCGAAGACGCGGTTGGCGGACTTGTCGTCCAGGCGGCCGATGACCATGCCGAAGGTCCCGACGTGGTTGTGCCGGGCCTCGGCGACGTTGCGGGCGCAGAAGGTGTACAGCAGGTCGGTGGAGACGCTCTTGCCCCGGAAGTCGTGGTAGACGGGCGCGCCGTCGGTGAGCACGAACATCCGCCGGACCTTGTCGTGCAGCATGCACTGCCTGGCCCCGACCTTGATGGCCTCGTGCATGGGGGTGAGCCCCCAGGCCTCGACGCCCCTGGCCGTGCCGTTGAGCTTGGGATCCACGCGGAACAGGTCCACCTGGCCCTTCTCCTTCTGGGTGAACAGCCACTTCTCGATGTGCACGAAGGGGAACTCCATGGCGATGCGGAGCATCTTCTCGGCCTTCTCCACCGCGGCGAACTTGTGGTTGTTCATGGACCCGCTGGCGTCGCAGACGATGAGGCCGTAGAAGCCCGGGCCGGGCTCCTCGAACTCGAACACCTCGGTGACAGTGGGGTCGAGCTTGCGGTCGATGAGCGCCTGGACGTTGGGCTCGTCGCCGTCGTCCTCGAGGGAGTGGCGCTTCTGGCCGAGGATCTTGACGAACTCGACCTTCATGCTCTGCGCGCGCTTCTTCTCCTCGTCGGTGAGCTCCACCGGCGCGCCCAGCTCCTCGCGGCCGACGTCGTGGAAGGCGATCTTGCACTTGCTGCCCTTGGTCAGCCAGTCGTCGGTGGACACGTTCTGCACGTGGGAGCGCGCCTGCTCGACGCGCCGGACCATCTCGTCCCGGCCCACCTCGAGGGCGAAGTCGAACTCCTCGTTGTGGTGGGGGTTGACCTGCAGCGACTGGTTGACCAGCGCGTGGGCCTTGCTGAGCTTCTGCTTGTTGCGCTTCTGGAAGTCGTTGGGGACGACGTCGCCGTGGCGCTCGGTGTCGCGGCCGGGCTTCTTGTCGTTCTTGCTCATGGCCGTGAGCAGGCCGAGCATGGTGGCTCGGCGCTTGTCCACGCTCTTGACGTCGGGCTTCTGCTTGCCCTGCTTGGGGTCCTGCTGGCCCTTGCCCTTCCCCTGTCCTCCCTGCTGAGGCTTCGGGTCCTGACCCTGGGGGTCCTTCTGCTTGCCGTCGTCCAGAGCTGCGGCGGCCATCGCCTGTGCGGCGCGGGCCTTGGTGCTGCTGGCGCTGGGGAACGGGTTCTGGATGGCCTTCTGCTGCTCCTCGAGCTGGTCCAGGAGCACGTTGAGGATGCGGTCCATGGTCTGGCGCACGACGATGAGGCACCCCTCGAAGTCCACGGTCTCCACCTTGCGGAAGCCGTCCTCGAGCACGGGCCGGATGGCCAGGAACTCCGGCCGGGGGTCGGTGACCTCGTCACCCAGGCCGGCCGAGACGCACAGGGCGTAGTCGAAGAACTGCCGGTTGGCCTCGCCGGAGGCGATGCGGTCGCGGTCCAGGCGCTGCCACCGCCGGCGGAGCGTGTCGTCGTCGCCGGGGTAGATGCGCCCCCACAGCGCGGAGCAGCGATGGTCGTCGAAGACGTTGATGAGGAAGCGGGTGAGCTCCTTGAACTGCTCCTCGAAGGAGGGCTGGGTCACGATGGGGGATCCCGCCAGCTTGAATCGCAGGATGAGCCTGGCGGTGTAGTCGTCGACGAAGATGTCCCTGGCCAGCATGTTGCTGCCGAAGTACCAGTGGCTGAGCTCGTGGACGGTGATGATGTAGGCCTCGGGGTCGTGCAGCGGCACGTAGAGGTACCGCTCGCAGTCGGTCATCCCCTGGGCACCCTGCTTGAGCCAGATGGTGGCGTCCATGAGGCCGGCGAAGATGTCGCAGACCCGGCGGCACAGCTCGCGCGTGCGCCACTGGGGGATCTGCAGGCACTTGGGCAGGGAGAGGAAGATCTCCCCAGTCGAGGCCGGGTGAGCTCCGCTCACACCGGACCTGCGACGAGGTAGAGGAAGATGTAGAACAGTCCGATCAGGATGAACACTAGTAGGCCTCCGGGTGGCACGCAGGGCATGCCTGGGTTCGCTCTTCGGTGAATGGGCCAGGCACCTTGCCGTAGCCCTGGCACTTGGCGCAGCCCACCCTGGACTGCTCGCCCGACCTGGGCTTGAAGTGGATGGCGACGTCGAGGTTCACCTGCCACTCGGCGCCGCAGCCCTTGTCCTCCTCGTCGGGCCAGCAGGAGAAGTACACGGTGGGATCCAGCCCACCGGGGATGTAGTCGTCTCCGAGGTCGACCTCGTGTACGTACCCGCAGGTGGGGCAGGGGCACCGGATGGTCACCCCCTCGACGTAGCAGCGCTTGACCTCGGGGAGCTGGGTGGCGACCCCGAGGACCTCGACCTTGTCGATGGCGAGGGGCTCAGCCACAGCTCGTGACCAGGAACAGCGTGGGCTTGGTGTGGATGTCGTGGCGTTGCAACCACTCGGCCACCTCCCGGTAGGCCTCGATGGTCACCTTGAACGGCCGGAGGTCCTTGCCTGACTCGATGATGTCGTCGTCCTCCACCAGGACCAGGCCGAGGACCTCCTCCGCGTCGTCCCACTCGGAGTTGCCAGCGGTGTGCAGGACCTCGCGGTCTCCCCACGAGGGGGCGTCCTCCTCGAGCATCCTCTCGAACTCGTACATCTCGAAGTCCTCGTTCTCGACCTCTTCGCTCTTGCGCACGTGCGCAGTCGGAGCACCACAGGTGCTGCAGAAGTCGCCGGAGGCCTTGTGCCTCTTGTCCTTGGTGCAGACGTACTCCACCCAGGCCTCGGTCTTGTGCGTGAGGGACCTGGGGATCATGCTCTCGTCGAACTTCACACCCAGGACCACTGCGGCTCTGAAGGTCACTCCCATCTATCTCATCCTCTCATCCCAGCAGCACTCGCCGTACCACTGGTCGGTTCCGTCCTTGTTCACGTAGTGGGCCGTCCGGCCCGAGGTCTTCTTCTTGCAGCCGCCGCAGGTGAGCAGCAGGGTCCTGGGGGGCATGCCCGCATCCAGTTCCGCCGCGGTGAGGATGTCCTCCTCGGTCCAGCCGCAGGACAGCAGGTACTCCACCTGCTCGTCGAGGCCGCCGTTGTTGATGCTGGCACGCTGCCTGGACTTCTCCTGGTCCATGGCGCCGTCGAGGTGCTCGGCCTCGATGTGGTTGCGCTCCAGGAACTGGACGATGGCGGTGGCGAGGCCAGAGTTGTCGGGTGGCCCCTCGGCGTCGATGTGCTGGATCTGCTGGATGAGGTATGCCCGCTGCTCGGGGTCGTTGAGGGCGTACTCCTGGGCGGCGACGTCGTCGTCGAACTGGGCGCACGTGTCGCACCGCTGGATGGACCAGCCGCGGTTGGAGTCGAAGAGGTCCCAGCCCCGGCAGCCCGGGTCGCAGTCGTGGCCCTCGTCGAGGGAGGCGAACCCCTCGGTGGGGGCGAAGGCCGCGGCCTCGCACTCGGCCAGAGCCTTGCCGTGAGGCAGCTGCTCCTTGAACCGCGCCTCGAGGGACAGCTTGATGTCGCCGGTGACGCCGAGGATCAGTGTGTCGCCCTCGTTGGACAGCACGTCGTAGTGGATGTCGGTCATCAGGGGGTGGCCACAGCGCGCAGCCATGGTCTCCAGCACCGTCTCGACGTCGTGGCCGATGAACTCGGAGAGCTCCATCTTGATGGTGTAGGCGCGGTGGGTGTTCTCCTCGGGGATCCCGAGCTCCTTGATGATGGGGCGGTCCGGGCCATCCCCGTCGTAGTAGTCGACCAGGAAGCGGTCGCCGTTGGGCATGGTGCACTCGAAGGCGTGCCGGTTGCCGGGGTCGCGCATCTGCTCCTCAGCTCGAGCACACGCCACCTGGAGGGCGTCCTCGGTGGTGTACTGCTCGTCTACGTCGAAGACGTCGGCAGCCCACTCGACGCGGATGTCTGGCATGGGGTCTCCTCTCTCGGGGCCACGGTGACGAGGTGGGGGCCCTTGCCCCCACGGTCCGCCCTGTCCCTCTCGTACAGCACCTCGACGGTGCAGGGTTCGGTGATCAGCTGGGGCAGGACCTCCTCGAGGAACACGTCGATCTCATCGCCGTAGTTCTTCAGGCTGCACACGACGTCCCAGACGCCGTCCACGACCTTCCTCGTGTTGTCTCCCCACTCTGGGGGCATGTAGCAGACGGCGCCGCGGGGGATGAAGTCCCGGCGGCCGATCTTCGACCACTGCGGAATCTCCAGCTCCGGGGTGTCAGCTGCGATGTCGCTCCAGCTCGGCCACGGGTCCTTGTCCAGCCTGTCGGCTACTCGGGCACCCAGCTCGTTGAGCTTGGCGGTGAAGCGGACGCCGGTGTAGTCGCCCATCAGGTCCTCCCGTACTTCTTGTTGAGGCGGTCGCGCTCAGCGCGCTCCCGCTTGCGCTTGACCTCCTCGTCCGCCGCGGACCACACGGTGCCGAAGGTGGCGCCGTGGATGTCGACGACGGCCCAGCCGCCGCCGAAGCTGCCCAGCAGGGGCCGGGTGCAGGTCCCTGCCCAGGTCATCTTCCAGACCATCTTCGGGCGGAACTTCTTGATGAAGGCGTGCACGAACTCGGTGACGTGCTCCGCTCGGAAGCAGCCGCCATCGTCGTACATCCATACGCCCTCGGCGTCGACCTCCCAGGTGAAGCGCGGCCAGTCGTCGTCCTCGATGAGGGTGGGTTCGATGTGCTCCAGGAGGAAGGCTGTTTCCTCGTCCCCCTCCTGCTTGATGGTTTCGGCATCCCAGCCGCCGGTGGAGTCCACGGGGCGCAGGATCTTCTCGACCCACGCCTTCTCCTCGTCAGTCAGCTCCACGATGAGCTGGTCGCTGAATTGCTCGTAGTAGTCAGCCATCGTCGTTCTCCTCGTCCTGGCACGGGTAGCAGTCGCAGCACTCACACAGCTCGTTGCCGTGCTCGTCCAGACCCATGAACTCCGGTGCGCTCCGCTGCTCGATGAGCAGCTTGGCCATCTCGGCGGGTGTGACCTTGATGCACTCCTGGGTCTTCACGTCCCCGGAGAACGCGCCCGTCTCGGCCTCGGTCAGGCACTCCTTGAGGTCTGCGTCGCCGAGGTCCTCGTCCTGGGACAGGATCTCGACCACGAACGTGGTCTTGTAGTAGTCAGCCATCGTCTTCCTCCTCGAAGATGCTCAGCGCCTCCTCCACGAGGGTGGGGGCGTGCTTGTCCAGGATGCGCCGCCAGCTGGGGTCCTCCAGCATGCGGGACACGAGGCTCCAGCACTGGTTGGCACGCTCCTGCGGCGGCGTCTTGCGGTCCGGGGCCTTGAGAGCCAGCATCGCCCCGTCGACGACCTTGCCCAGGTGGTGCAGCATGTCGGCGAAGGCGATGGCGGGCTGCCGCCTGTTGAACTTGGCCACCGCGCTGTAGCTGAGGTCCACGTCCTGGTAGTGGTCGAGGTCCTCGCAGATCTCCTCCACGCTGACCCAGACCTTGTAGTCCATGAATGGGGCCTTCTCGACCTCGCAGTCGAGGCACCAGCCGTTCTCCTCGATGGAGAGGCGGTGCTGGACGGCGACGCCGCCGTAGATGGTCCGGCACTTCGGGCAGATGAAGTCGGGGATGGTGATGTTCTCCCCGCACTCGCCGCGGCACACGGCGATCAGGGTGCTGTGCTTGCCCTCGCCCCGCCGCTCGTGGCCGACGGTGCCGCACTCGCACAGCGGGCACTCATCGCCCTCGTCCACGTCGAGCAGGTCGTACTTGGTGTACTTCTCCAGGGTGAAGGGCGCGTTGAAGACGGCGCAGAACTGCGCCTTCCGGAAGCGCGCCTGGGTCAGCAGGTTGTCGTTGGCCCAGTCCACCAGCACGTCGTGGTTGGGGTTGGTGACGCTGGTCAGGAAGTCGGGCACCGCCACCACGACGGTCTCCCAGGTGTGGTCGTCGAAGGCGAGGATGTACTCAACGCGCATCGTCATCCTCCAGGTCGAGCTCGTTGCACTTCCGGTCGATGTACTCCTGCTGCCGGCGCGCACGCCACTTGGAGAGCATGCCGAGGATGAGGAAGCACCACAGGGGGATGCAGATGACGCCGGAGACGATGATGCCCGCGAGGACGCCGCGGTTGAGGATGAGCTCGGCCTCCCACTCGGGGCGGACGAGCCACAGGACGAAGCAGAAGATGGCGGACCACGAGATCAGGTGCCAGAAGGTGGCCATGGTCATCATGAAGACGCGCTCGCCGTTGGTGCGGTACTTCACTTCGACACCTCCAGGCCGATGACGAACCACAGCTCGTCACCGCCATCCTCCTCGTTGTAGGTGTGGTCCCAGTCCAGCGAGAGCTCCGTGGAGCAGTCGGGGCACGTCATCTCGAAGGTGGGTGCCGCGAGCTCGCAGATGGGCTCCTCGAGGTCGACGAGGCAGTGGGGGCAGATCGGGGGCCACTTGAAGTGGTCCGAGCCCACGTGGGGGTTGTAGGCCTTGGCCTTGTCAGGCTCAGGCTTCTCCGTCTCCGGAGGCACCAGGGGCTTCACAGGGATCGGGCCGAGGCCCGTCCACTGCTCCAGCTCCTTGCGCATCTCCTTGTCGTCCTTGTCGCTCAACATCAGTCCTCTCCAGCCACTGGCGCCTCATGCGCAGGGCTTCTTGCAGGGTTTCGGGCACGTCCACCTCGTCCCGGTAGTTGCTCCCAGTGCAGGTGAAGCGCTGGCAGATCCCGGGGCGGTTCTCGTAGTCGATGCAGCCCACGTCGGGCCGGTAGTTGCGGCAGAAGGCACGCCACAGGGTCGTGGGCTGCTCGTTGCCTGGGATGATGACCTCGCTGTTCTCCTGCTGGGAGTAGATGACCAGCAGGGACTCGAACTCTGGGAGCATGTTGGGTCGGGTGCTGCCCCACACAGGCGGGAGGTAGATGTTGCGACAGCAGCGGCCACACTTCTGGCAGGTCAATACTTGTTCACCTTCGGGTACGCCTCGTCGAGCCCGGGCCGGCCCTTCTCGTGGCGGATGAAGTGCTGCTTCGCTCCCGTGATGATCGGGGTCTTGTGTGCGTCGACCAGGTAGTCCGCGTAGGCGTGGGCCATCATGCGGCCGAGGTATTCGGCCTCGCGCGTGGTGGGGTGGTCTGGTGGGGCGTAGCGGTCGGCCTCCAGCTCCTCTTCGGCCTGGTGCAGTGAGGCTCCGCAGCTCTCGCAGGAGTCGAGCCCCTCTGCCTCGAGGAAGTCCTCGTAGAACTCGGCGGAGCAGTCGGGGCAGATGACGATGACGCTCACGGCATCCCCCTCATCAGCTCCTTGTAGTCGAAGGGGCTCCCCAGTGCGTTGACGACCGACACAGTCTCGCTGCTGAAGTCCTGGGGCTCATTGTTGCGGAGCTCCACCCACCTGGAGACCTCGATGCGGTCCATGACGAAGTCGATGCCCTCCTCCGTGGGACGGTACTCTCCCCGGCCCCTGCGCTCCAGCAGGCCCCAGTGGACGAGGTAGGACGCGTCCGTGGAGGACTTCCGGGTTCCTGCGGCGTCCAGGTCGCGGACGTGGGTCCACTCCCCGGTCCGCCGGTATTGCCTGACGAGGTGGATGAGGAAGGTGGCCATCTCCCGGTGGAGCTTCCGCCGGTAGACCTTGACGAAATGCCGGCAGCAGGGGCACTCCACCCCGTCGCGTGCGCGAGCGTCCACGTAGTCTCTGGCCTCCTTCAGGGGTGTCTTGGGCCCGAGGATCATCGTGCCAGCCCCAGCAGCATGAGGGCGAGGTCGTTGGCCACGGCCTCACGCTCGGCCTCGTTGTCCAGGCAGGCTCCGTCGTTCCGGATGAGGGCAAGCAGGAGCTTGTTCGTCAGCCACTCCTCCTCGGTCTCCTCCCCCAGCTTCATGCAGGGGATGATGATGTTGGCCTTGCTGAAGTGGTCGAGGTCCTCCTCGAACTCGTCGATGGTGGCCGCCAGGCGCGTCACACGCTCGTCGGTGACGGAGGCCGGCCGCAGCTCGGCCAGGCGCGCCTTGAGCTCACGCAGGTTGTAGCCGAAGGCCTCCTTGGCGCCCTCGTCGTCGGGCGGCCGGGGGATGATGGTGTACACCAGCGTCGAGAGGGCCTCGGTGGTCTCGCTGTCCCACTCGTGGTCAGGGTCCCCGTGGGGGTGCAGGACCCCGTGCATCTGCTCGAGCACCCGCAGCATGAGGCGGCCTCTCGAGTAGTCCTCGGGGGGATCCAGGATGCGGGGGTGCCCCTCGACGCCCGTGCGCTCCTTGATGTGCTCGGCGTGCCCCTGGATGAGGCACAGGGGACAGTATGCGGCGTTGTTGCGGGTGACGTAGGACGGCTGGTCGCCGTGCCTGGGGCAGTCAATCCTGGGGTGGTCCATCGGACTCCTCCTCTCCTCCCACCGTGACGGTCAGGTTGACGAGCTCCACCGGCGTCGCGGGCAGGTAGACGGCCTTCAGGTGCTCGCCATCGTACTCGGTCTTCTCGAGCAGCATCTTGCCCACGTGGCGTCTGTGGCCGTCGGGGCCCACAGTCCAGACCTGCCCCGACCTGGGGTTCATCTCGCAGGCCTTGAGGTCCCACCAGGCCGCGAGGATCTGGTTGCCTGCGGCGCGCATGTCCTCCTCGGGCCGGGTCTCGTGGATGAACCGCTCGGCGGCGGAGCGCACGGTCTCGACGATGAAGTCGGAGATCCAGGACTCGAAGGCCTTGGGGTCCTCGGCCAGCGCCGCCTTGACGTGCTCGCACTCGTTGAAGCCCTTGCCGCAGACGTTGCAGGTGTCGACGAACTTCAGGGGCTTCAGCGTCTCCGCTCCCTGCGCGTCCAGCGCGTTCCCCATCCCCACGAGGATGGGACCCAGCAGCTGGTCGACCTCCTGGTCTCGGCTGTGCAGGTGTCTCGCGAGGGTGTCGCGGTGGGGCATGTCCTCGCTCTTCAGGGCCGCCTCGAAGGCGCTGGCGATCTCGCCCCAGCCCCAGATGAACGAGCCATCAGCACTGGTGCGTCTCTCCGGGAGCGGGTCGCGGGTGGGGGTCCAGTCCTCACCGCGGTACTGCACCAGGCCGGCGTCCCACTCGCTGTAGTGGTCGCTGGAGCGGTCGAAGAAGATGCGGTGCCGGACGAGGAACTCCTCGAGCTCCTCGAAGCGGCCATAGGAGGCCTCGGAGTTGCCGGCGTGGAAGTCGTCGCCCTCCTCGAAGGTGGAGTCGACCTCGTAGGGGTCGAAGTTCTCGATGATCATCTCGTGGATACGTGGGACGAGCCACTTGGGCACGTCCCCCCCGATGCAGATGCTGCCCCAGAAGCGCTCACCCATCAGAGCACCGACCTTCTCGTCCCGGGCTTGGACGGAGCGCGCAGGTTGGGCGGCGGGACCATCAGCTCGACGGCCGCGATGTCGACGCCGGCCTTGGCCTGGACGCGGGCATGGAAGGTGTCGCGCTCGGTCCCCTCGTCGTAGCGGTAGGACAGCAGCTTCAGGGCCTTGTCCAGCCCCATCGCCTGCGCGTCCTCCAGGGCCTGGACGAGGTCGCGTGTGCTGAGCTGGTAGGCCATGTCACCGGAGCGGGTCTCCTGGGCGACGGACAGCATGGTGTCCACCCACTTCTCGTCGATGCCCGGCAGCACGGTCATGGCGATGACGCGCTCGGGGGAGATGCCCTTGACCAGGTCGAGCTCGGGGTAGCCGACCCACAGCTGCCTGAAGCGGCTCTGGAGGTCCTCGTTGAGCGCGTACGTGCCGCCGTGGGCCGCGGGGTTCATGGTGCCGATGGTCCAGAGCTTGGCCTTCTTGGCGGTCTTGAAGACGCGGCCGAGGGAGGGGATGCTGACCTGGCGCTGCCAGTCGGCGAAGCTGTTCAGCCCCTTCTGGAGCTGGGGGGTGAGGCCGTTGATCTCGTTGAGGAGCAGCACCACGCCGGCGGGCTTGTCCGGGTCCGTGCTGTCCATGATCTCGTTGGCCACGTCGATGGCCGAGGTGAGGCACCCGAGGGTGAAGTAGATGTGGTCGCCTTCCATGCCCAGGGCGCCGTAGAGGTGCTTCTCGCGCGTGCCCTCGGTGCAGCCGAACTCGATGACGAGGTAGTTGTGCTGGGCCGCCCAGGCGTAGACGCCCATGGTCTTGCCCACGCCCTTGGGGCCGAAGATGATGAGGGGCCTGCCCTCGAGCAGGTCCAGCGCACCCAGCAGGCCCACGGCATCCACATACCCCGGGTCCTCCACGTGCAGGTCCTTGATGTCCAAACGACGAATCTCCACTGCCGTACCTCCTTGGCTGTTTGCAGCTACGTTCGAGTCTCTTATCCCCGAAACCCTCGCATATTTGATTACGCGCGAAGGGCACTTTGCGGGGTCGCGACAGACTGTCGCGGGCGGCGCCTGGCTCGGACATGCGGACTGAGTATCAGAGGTCTGCACCAACTGGGGGTTGTTGTGTAAAGGAATCCGTTGACAACGCCTGCGACAGGACGGGATACTCCCAGCGATGGGCAACGACAATGGGCAGGTGAAAGAGGTCGGACAGGTCGGCACAACCCCGCTGACCCGGAGCACCATGGCCACCCCCGCAGCCGTCGAGATCCTCGGCGGCCTCGTCGTCCGACAGCTCATCGAGTACGGCCACGTCACCTTCCGCATCAACCCGCCCGACGAGGGTGTCCACCTCATCGAGCCTTGGCGGGTCACCATCGACGGCGCGCCCCTGGCCATCCCACCTCACGCTCTGCTCGACGCCCTGACCGAAGAAGCCGCCATGGAGAAGATGATCCAGCAGGGGATGACCGACCAGGAGATCGTTCTGGCCCTGCAGGAGAGAGCCCGCCGCACCCACGTCAAGCAGTGAGGCGGGGGAGGACTGGATATGCACCTCAACACCGCTGCTGCCCTCATTCTCGCCGCCGGCGTCCTCGCCCTCGGCTACTTCTGGCCGGCCAAGGCTGACCTGAACTCGGTCGTACCCTATGCCGCTCAGGGGTGGTTCGAGGTAGAGTGTTCGGACGTGGACTGCATCCGGTACAATCCGAGAACTGGGGAGAGCTGGATCATGGCGTGTCCGGGGGCGCCCAAGGGCTGCGAGTGGGATCCCATCGAGGTACGTGAGCCGTGACTACCGGCCGCCTTGCACCAACCGCCGGGCCGAGCTTCGGCGCGGACAGAAACAGGGAGTTCGAGATGAGCATGGACATCGTGAAGCGCGGGGACCGCAACGACACCGTCAAGGAGCTGCAGCAGCGGCTCAACATCCACGGCCTCAACGCCGGGCGCCCCGACGGCATCTTCGGCCGCGGCACCGAGCGCGCGGTCAAGGACTTCTGCCGGAAGAACGAGCTCGTCTTCGACGGCACCGTCGGCCCGCACATCTGGGCCGTGCTACTCACGGACCCGCCCAAGACCGGCATGGAGCCGGACGTGGCCATCCCTGGCGGCTCCCGCCTCGCCCAGACCTGGAACAAGTACGGCAAGGTCCTGCAGGAGCAGGCCGTGGAGATGGGCGTGAGTCCCGCCGCCGTGCTGGCCGTGCTGCTCGTCGAGGCCGGGGGCATGGCCTTCGGCTACAAGGGCGCCCTGCTGGCCCGGTTCGAGAACCACGTGTTCTGGGACTACTGGGGCAAGAAGGGCAACGAGGCCAAGTTCAAGGAGCACTTCCGCTACAGCTCCGGCAAGCGCTGGACTGGCCACGAGGTGCGCTTCGAGGGCGGCGAGTGGGAGAAGTGCCACACCTCCCAGAAGCACGAGTGGAAGGTGCTGGCCCTGGCCGTGTCCCTGGACGCCGAGGCCGCCTACGACGCCACCAGCTTCGGGCTGCCCCAGATGATGGGGTTCAACGCGGAGACCTGTGGCTACGCCAACGCCGTGGCCATGGTCAACGCCTGGTCCAAGTCTGCGGCCGCGCAGATCGACGGCATGTTCGAGTTCATCGAGGCCAACCGCAAGATGCACGCCGCGCTCAAGGCCGGCGACTACGTCACCTTCGCGCGCTACTACAACGGCCCGGGCAAGTCCGAGGACTACGGCGCCAAGATCGCCGACGCCGCGGCGCGCGCCAAGGCCGCGGGAGTGAGCTGATGGATCCCTGGGTCGTCGTACTACTGGTCATCGCCATCTGCGTGGGCGCTTCCATCGGGGTGCTCTACCTGATCCCCAGCACCCGGCCGTTCATCCAGAAGTGGTGGCCGGCCTTCCTGGTGGTGGTGCTGTCGCTCGTGGCAGCGGCCATGGCTGCGGCGGCCCGGAGCAAGAAGCCCACACGGCTGCAGACCGACCTGGACAAGAAGATCGAGAAGGCGAAGGAGGACATCACCGACGCCAAGATCGAGGCCGCCATCAAGCACGCCGAGGCTGCCTCCGTCCACGACCACGTGATCGCCGAGCTGGACGAGGCCAACAAGGTCCAGGACGTGTTCGCGCGCCACGCGGCGAAGCGGACGCTCCTGGAAGAGGCGAGGAGGTCGCCGTGAGCGCCGAGCCCCGAGGAGTGCTGGTCGAGATGGCGGTGATGTTCCTGCTGGTGCTGATCTGCGTGACCATCGGCGCGTGGCCGGTGCAGGCCCAGGAGGCGGAGGACTACGGCGAGGTCGTGGGCGAGGGCAAGGACACCGACCCCTTCACCGACGGCTTCGGCCCCCTCCCCCTGGCCTACCGCTGCCCCGACGAGCCGCACCCCGATCAGGGCTGCGCGCCGGGCATGTGGTACATCGGCTCGCTGTTCGGCGACACCGCCTTCGACCTGGCCATCAAGCACGCCGCCGACGCGCGCAGGTACAAGATGGACTGGGACACCTGCGAGGAGGAGAAGCGGCGCATCGAGACGGGCATGGGCATCCAGCTCGACGCCCGCACCAAGCAGTTCGAGAAGGCCGAGCTCCGCGCCTACCGGGCGGAGAAGGCCCAGCCCATCCTCTTCGGGGTGGGCGTCGGCCTGGGTGTGGCTGCCACCATCCTCATCGTCGCCCTGGTCGAGCGCACGAGTGACGAGCCAGCGGCGATGGAGCCAGCCTTCGGCGTGAGGTGGTGATGTACTACTGGGACAACACCATGTACGCGTTCGTCTTCATGGTCCTAACCATGTGCGGCGGCCTCATCATGGCCCTCGTGGGAGGCGTCGGCTGCTTCGTGCTGGCGATGATGGGCAAGGACGAGTCCACGGGCGAGGTGAAGGTCGGCAAGTTCTTCACCGTCAGGGGGGTGTCCCTGATCGTGCTCTCCGTCTGCGGCGTCGCCTTGATGGGGTACAGCGTGTACTCCTTCACCCAGATGCAGAAGGGCAACGACGGCGACGTGCCCTACGACTGGGGGTATGCGGAGGAGGACTGGGGCGACGACGACACCGACTTCGTCCCCATGGACGTCGAGATGGCGTTCGACGACGACGTCGAGGACCCCGCAGCCTCTGTACTGGACCACGCCCTCAACCAGGAGGTCGTCGTAGCCAAGGGCGGCCAGCCTGCCTTCCTCGAGCAGCTCGAGTACATCGAGCCCCCGGACCTCGACGACGATGACGACACCGTCGGCGACGACGACTCGATGGAGGAGATGCAGCTGCTGCTCGACTCCCTGTTCGACCTGGAGGCGCACGAGCCATGAGCACCCTGACCTACAGCGGGGACACCATCGACTTCCATGCGCGAGGCATGGCCGACGGCAGCTACGTCGTAGAGGTACGCCAGCGCCGCAAGCTGGACAGGTATCGCGACCCCGGCGGCATGAAGGGGGAGGGCGACGTCGAGGAGACCCTGCAGGAGACGGCCGTGGACCGCGCCGAGCTCCGCAAGATCTTCAACCAGTGCTTCCCGGAGGATGCGTGAGGCATCGCCGGCTGGGGAGCAAGAAGCGGAAGAAGGCCAACCAGAAGAAGGCCTACAAGAAGGGCAAGGAGCCCCGAGGAGGACGAGGACGATGAGACGACTCGCGATGATCCTGTTCCTGACCGCGGTGTGCCTGCTGATGGGCAACACCGACTGCCACACGCCACCGGAGACCGGCGGTGAGCAGGCCCCCGACACCCCCATGGACCCGGAGAAGTTCGCCGACAACCTCGAGCTGAGCTTCCAGACGGGGATCTACGGCATCGAGCTGGCCGAGGCCTGGGCCACGGTGAGCACCGAGCCCAGCTTCGACCCGTGCATGGCCGCCGACCCCTCCAAGGGTGGGCTGACCATCGCCATGGGCTGGGTGGATCCCATCAAGGACGAGTCCGTGACACCGGACGGGCACCTGACCCTCGAAGGCGGATGGATCGACGTGCAACGCTGTTTCGACATGCACGATGCGCCCGAGGTCTGGCCCCCGGTAGAGCCCAACGAGCAGGTCATCATGGTCATGCAGTCGACCGTGCCAGCCGCCGTGGGGACCGTGAAGCTGTTCATCATGAGCAACCAGGAAGAGGAGGGCCCGGCCTGTGTGCAGGCGGAGATCTGGCTGGGCATCCTCGGCGACGACACCCAGGGCCTGGAGTCCTTCATCACCGACACCGTCCTCAGCATGGCGGCAGGTGAGCAGCGGATCTGGTTCCCAGGCGTCACCGTCGACTACGAGGGCTGTGGCCTGGACTTCGAGGACGTGACCCTGACCCCTGGCGTGCCCAGCGTGGTGTGGACGCTCGAGTAGCCTGCCTGTGACCGAGGTACTGGCCAGCTGCATCATCCCCACCGGCGGTCCCCCAGGGGAGAACCGAGACCGGGTGATGGCATCGGCCGTCCTGTCCTGCCTCGGCCAGACCGTCAAGAACATCGAGGTGATCGTCGTCGACGACGCCACCACGGACCACACGGCCGAGATCCTCGAGGCCATCCAGTCCTACGACGACAGGCTGTCCGTGCTCAGGCTGCCCATGCAGCTGGGCATCTCCGGGGGCCTGCAGCGCAACGAGGGCCTCAAGATCGCCCGCGGCAAGTACATCTGCTACCTCGACGATGACGACGTGATGACCCCATGGTCGGTGGAGAAGCGCGTCGAGGTCCTGGAGGCGCACCCGGAGCTGGACTTCGTGTGGGCCAAGACCATGTTCGTGCGCAACTACATGCCGGGCTGGGAGCACGACGTCTACGAGCGCCTGGTGCCCGAGTTCAAGATCGGGCCGGGCGTGCACTGGAGCGTGGGCACCATCATCCCCGACGAGTTCACCCACCGAGCCGGCGTCGTCGGCTCCGAGTCCGGTATCTGGTGGACCCCCGGCCGCGGGGAGGACCAGCGCCTCCTTGCTGAGATCGTCGATGCCGGGTACAAGGGAGCCCCGGTCGACACGCTGGCCGCCATCTACGGGAGAGGCAACGCCTACTCCACCACACACGTCAAGGACAAGGCTCAGCGAGCCCGCCTCCTGGCCGCAGAGAAGGACAAGCTCAAGGACGTCGGGGTGCTGACCCCAGGAGACGTCATCGCTCGTCCTCAGCCGGCACCAACCCGCATGCCTCGCTCGTTCAGCGAGCGGGTGCAGGCCAGAAACCGGAGCAGACTCCGTGCGCAGGAATCCAGGAACGCCACGACCGCGGGGGTGATGCAAGGGGACGCCGGTGGTTCGCCGGTGCCCGAAGTGCGGCGGGACGATGAAGAGGTACATCTTCGCGAAGCCGCAGAAGTGGAGATGTAGCCGATGTCGGAGCGAACTCCCAATACGTCCGGGAAGGTGATCCCCCTCCCCGGCATGTTGCACCAGCCGGACACCATGCGGGCTGGAGAGGTCAACCTCGCCACGGTACAGCGCCGAGTCATCGAGGAGGTGCTCCCCGACTTCGAGCCAGGGTTCGATCCGCAGGACCTGCTCGATGACATCGTGGAGCTGCTCAACACGATGATGGCCGACGAGACCTCGGTGATGTACAACGCCGCCAATGGCAACCTGTACCTCACCACCGTCAGCCCCGAGGGGCTCGAGTACCTGTACGCGTGTGCTCTCCCTGTGGACATCCCCGACGAGGAGATGAACTGAGGTGAGCACCGTCTTCCTCCTCCCTCCAGAGGCGTCGCCCCTGCGCAAGACCCTGAACGAGGAGCTGGCGCCACTGGTTGAGGGGCTGCTGATGCACGCCATCGAGGAGTGCCCAGAGGACCTCGCAGCCATCCTCTCCGTGGACTTCGCGGAGAAGATGCTGTCGCCCAAGATCATCTTCGTGCTGCAGAACCACCCCGAGCTGCTCGAGCACCTCTACGGTGGCTGCGTGGAGAGCTGATATGCCCTGTCAAGACGAAGCCCTGGACGCCCTGGTGGAGTACAGCGACGCCCTCGAGGACCCGGCCCGGGACCTACACCTGATCGTCTGCGGGGAGGCGGGGACGCTGCCCGTCGACTGCCTCTTCGCGGCAGGGCTTGGTCACCTGACCGTGGATGTCCCTCTCGTGATTGACCCGCTGCTGGGAGAGCCTCCTGTGATTGACCCGGGTGACCCACCCATCATCCCCGATGGGCCAGTGGGCAAGCCGGGCGACATCACCGTGGCCACACCGGTGAAGCTGTGACAGCCGGCGAAGAGCAGCTGGTGCGCCTGGAGCATGGGGGCCGGTCGACCTTCCTCCCAGCGCGCCCCCTGAGCCTCATGCTGGGCGCCCTGCCCCAGAAGGCCCTGGCGGTCAGGCATGGGGTCGAACGGCGCACACAGGAGGGCTGGGAGCCCTTCCCGTTGGACAAGACGCCCCGGCCGGGGGACCACCTGCGCATCGCCGCGCCGCCAGCCAAGGACATGCCCTACCTGCGCAGCCTCGTCGGCAAGCTCGTGAAGCGAGTAGTTCAGGGCTAATGGGCGGCGACGAGATCGCCCTCCAGGACGGGGCCTGTGTCCCAGAGCCCCGCCGCCGCCCGATGAGATAGTACCACTCAGAAGATGCTCTGGTGGCCGTGGATGAGGAAGCTGTCCGGCCCCACCAGGAAGGTGAGACCGGCGTCAGGTGCCTCGGGTGGGTCCTCGTCCCAGGGGCGGCGCATCATCAGCTCGAGGCGGACCCCGTGCTGCCATGCGCGCGTGGGCTTGAGCCACTCGATGGAGAGCAGCATCAGCCCTCCCGGGAGGAGGATTTCGATGTTGTCGAGCGCGTCGTGGTTCACTTCATCCTCATGCGGAAGAGCTTGGTGCCGCGGGAGATGAGGGCGGTGCCCCCGTCCTTGTGCAGCAGCATGTCGCCGCTGAGGCCAGTGTCCTCCACGATCTTCATCCCTGTCGAGCTCATCCGGCTGGAGAACACCTCGAGCTTCTCCTCCTCGGTCATGCACACGCAGATGCCGCTGTCGAGGGTGACGAAGTTGAGGTTGGTCGCGCCCACGTCGTGCTCGGTGCGCAGGTCGTAGACGCTGCCGTCCGTGAAGCGGAAGACCAGCCTGTCGAACTGCCCACCGCGCTCGCCGATGACCATCAGCACGCCGCGGTCGTACTTGGCGTCCAGGATGCGGTAGCCATCGAGCTCCTGGATGCGCACCTGCATGTGTGTGCTGGGGGTGGGGAAGTAGGACACGAAGACCGAACCCAGCAGGTTCTGGATGGCGACGCCGGGGTACAGCGTCGTCGAGCGGCCCAGGATGTGGGCCACCTCACGTGTCTGCGCCAGCTCCTTGCCCCCTGCCTCGCGGAAGGTCACCTCGACGATGGTCCGCCTGGTCTTGGCGTAGAGCCGGCCGTCGTAGGACATGACGTCGTCGACGTCGAGGGCGAACGCGCCGTAGTTCACATTCATCCGCATGACTGCAGTCATGAGGCTGTGGCCGCGCAGGGTGCACAGGACCGGCCGGTTGTCGATGTCGCGGACCACCACGGTCTTGTCGGGCGGCAGTGAGTAGTTGTGCCGCATGTAGAAGGCGCTGGCTGTGGTGAGTACGACGTCGTCGTACACCGCGAGGATGGGAGGCCCACCCGTGTCCAGCATCTCGTCGAAGTCCAGTCCAGCGGTGGACACCACCTTGGACACCACCTGCGGCACCACGAGGACCATCTGCGGGGTGTCTGGCGGTGCGACGCGCTGTCCGCGCTCGAGCACAGCCCCTGGCCGCCGGTGTCCTTGATGACGTCCCTGAGCATGCCAGGGATGAACATGTCGCCGATGTCGATGTCAGTGCTGAAGCACTCCTCGAGGAACATCATGATCTGCTTGGTGGTGAGCACAGGCTCTGTGAGGTTGCGGTACTCAGGCATAACGGGTCTCCAGGGGTGGGGACCCCGGACGCGTGGAGGGAGAGCCACGCGCCCGGGGTGCACACGGCCGGCCGAGGAGGCTAGGCCGGTAGAACCCCCTCCTGTCTTCATCGAACCGCAGGGCCGCGGGGCCGCAGCGGTGGGGGGGAGGGCCGCCCGGCACGCCGGCAGGCCCTACGGTCCGATGAAGACAGGAGGGAAGAGACGAGCGGGTCTGCTCCGTCTCATCCTTCTTATCGCATGACGGCCTGTCGTTCTTGCAGGCCTACTGGGAGGTGAGCGTGAGGGCCGGACTGGCGTTGAGGGCGGGGGTCACGCGGTTGGTGGTGTAGTCCACGACGACCGGGTAGGGGAAGGTGGTGACCTTGGACTCGATGTAGATGGGCACGGTCTCGCCGTCGTACACGCACCTCACCCAGGTGGCGATGGAGTTCTTCGAGGGGAAGAGGCCGTTGGGCTCGGCCTGCTCGGTGATGGCCGCGCTCACCCCACTGTACCGCTTCCACTCGGCCTTGAGCGGGTTGGTGATGGAGGTGTCGAAGGGGATGGGGTAGCCGATGCTGGGGCAGTCGAACTCCACCAGCCCGTAGTCGGAGCGCCAGACGGTGTGGGTGGCCACGTTCTCCTGGCGCGCCTGGTAGAGCTGGATGTAGATGTCGCGCTCGAGGGAGTAGTCCAGGAAGGGCACCGGCTGGGACTTCTGGTAGTGGTCCATCTGCCGGTTGGTGGCTGCGACATCCTGCTGGTCGGCCGAGGGCGTCGTCGCCGAGCAGCCCATGGTGTTGAGCTGCGTGCTGCTGCCATCGGCGTTGCGGCCGCTCAGGGCGGCTCCGATGACGGCGAGGATGATGCCGAGGATGGCGACGACGATCATCACCTCGATGAGGGTGACGCCCTTGCGGTTGTGGAACGGGCTCATTGGGTCTCCTTCAGGAAGGCGAGCACCGACTCGGGCAGCTCGTCCTCCGGCAGTCGTTGAGCCTCCCGCTCGATGCGGTCGGCGAGGGTTGCGTTCTGGGCCTCGAGGGCCATGGCCACGTCGGTCAGGCCAGCGGCCTGCGCCTCAGCAGCCTCGACCTGGCCCTCACGGTACTCGTCGAGCCAGGTCAGGAGCATCGACTCCTTCCCCTCGACGTACTGGTGGCTGTGCTTGGCGACGTCACGCTCGACCTCGGCCACCGCCACCTTGGACTTGCCCTCCAGCTTGATGATGGAGGGCTTGACGCTGAACCAGACCACGAGGAGCACGACCACCACAGCCAGGCCGCCGAGGCCCCAGATGATGGCCTTGGAGAAGAGCCAGCTGTCGCTGGGTCCGTGTTCATCGTAGTCGTCTTCGAATCGGGACATGGGTGTTCCTCCAGTGTGGGGTACGGACGTGTCAGTCCTTCATTCCGAACCACTCGAGGTCGTCGGGTGGGTCGCCCAGCTCCTCGGTCTTCTCGGCGATGTAGTCCTTGACCTCCTGCGGGAGGCCAGCGCTGAACAACATCGCCTCGGTGCGCCCACTGCCGTTCCACCGTGGGTCGCTCTCGCTGCTCACGGTCCAGCTGCCAGGCTTGGGTCCGAACATCACGCCCCGGATGTTCACCTCCGGGTTCCACGGGCACTCGCCGCACTCCTTGGCGGGCCCTCGCACCTTCACCCCGCACTCGGGGCACAGCCCATGTCTGTGGTCTCTCATGGCCCCTCCTCGGCCTTCTCCGGCTCGGGCAGGTCGAGGTGCTTGCGTGCCCCTCCCAGCGTGGTGATGCCCGTCGGCACCTGGGACAGCACGGCGTTCTTGACGCTGAGCACCCACAGGCCGTTGCGCCACCGCACGGGGATGGAGATGAGCCAGGTGCCCTCGCACTCCGGCGTCTTCAGCCTGGCGAAGAAGGCCGTCTTGTCCAGGATGCCGTCCTTGGTGTAGTAGTCCAGGCGCTCTCCAGCGCCCTGACCCTCGTGGTCGAAGATGGTGGCGTTGGCGTAGTGCCCACGACCCGCACGCTCGGGCGTCAGCACCAGCAGGTGGATGGTGTGCGGCTCCGGCCGCGGCTTCGGGGGCTCCTTGGGCTTGGGCGCCGGCTCGGCGGGCGGCTCCAGCAGGCTCTCCAGGTGCTCCACTCGCTGCTGGAGACCACCCAGGGCCTCGGCGGTGTTCTGGGCTGCGAGGTCCAGGCGCCCCTGCATCTGGTCGAGCTGGTCCTGCATCTTCTTCAGGGCTGCGTAGTCGGTCATCGATTCTCTCCTCTGTTCGTTATGGGTTGCTCTCGATCTCGTCCATGACGCTTCTCAGGCGTCGCTCCTGTTCATGGGTGAGACAGACCATCGTGCGCACGGTCGGGTAGGACCGCTGCTCGAGCCCCACGTGGGGAGGCACCACCACGAACAGCAGGTCGCTGCCATCCCAGTAGTGCCAGTGCATCAGCGCCACGCTTCGAGTCCGCCACAGGGTCGTGTCCACCATCTCCAGTACGTCGACAGCCACGTCCGGGCGCACTCGACAGGTGCGTCCCAACACGTAGCTCACCACGTACCCACGGGTATGCCCTGGATGCGCCAGGTCGCTTCGTTCCAGCCACCGCTCCCACGCATGGTGAGAGCACTGCAGGTCCAGCAGCTCCTCCAAAGCTCAGGCCTCCTTTCACAAGCGGTTCATCCTCTTATACCCACAGGCCGACGGTCCTTGGCAGGAGCCCAGAGATCGTGTAGATCCGATCACAACACCAACCCGAGAGGAGTTCAGATGCCCCTACCCGAGACCCTGGTACACAACCTGGAAGGTGAGGACCTCTACGCCCTGGAAGAGGCAGTGGAGAAGTTCTTGAAGGCCCACGATGAGCGCTACCACGGTGGGCACTGCCAGCACCACATCCAGGTCCTGAGCTCGCCCATCGTCATCTCCCCCGAGGGGCGCTACCAGATGCTGCTCATCTACAGGACGGATGACGACAGCCTGACCCCCCCCTAGGCCCCAGCCACCACACCCAAAATCCCCATACCGCTTCAGGCCGCAAGACCACAAAGGCACCTCGGCGCAAAGCACAGATGGTCCTGGCATGGGTGTTACCCCTAGTAGTACAGGGAACTAGCAGGAAGACAGGGCCAGCCGTGCCGTGCAGGGCCCTCCCCACGTGCAGCCCCCCAGTCCGCCACAGGGCTCAACAGGGGCAGTTGGTCTTTTACAGCCCAGGGGGAACATCAACCCAACAACCAACAAGTTGGAGTTGGACGTGGTAGTCCATAGGGGGCTCACAGCCCATGGGAGCACCATCCAGGGCGCCAATCACATGCACTCTGGATGTGCGTATGCTCATGCAGCTATCGAAAGGGGCACTTGGTCGAAACAGGGGGGACCCCCGGGTATGACAAATTTGGTGGGGTGGGGGCACCCAACAAAATTTTTTTGGTTCTCCCTGGGGACCAACAGCCGGGAGTTGGCTCGTGTGCGCAGCTGGGAGTTCGGGGGTAAAAGAGAGAGGAGGGGCGGCCGGTGCGCGCACAGTCCGGCGCGCCGGGGGCGGCACGGGACCGACAGTCCTCCTCCCTCCCGCAGTGAGGCACGCTGGCCCGGCGGCACTCGCGTACCCACGGGCTCAGCTACACCCTCACCACTTGCGGGAGCGACCCGCCAGTTGGAGCCGGTAAGCGACCCGGCTCAGTGCCTCGAGCCCAGCCGCCCGTTCTGGCAGCGGGGGCAGGGGATCGTGGTCCCCTCCCAGGCGTTGGGGCTGAGGTCCGGCACCGTCTCGTCCCCCTTGCACAGGGAGCAGACCGGCTTCTCCTTGGCCTGGGGGACCAGGGTCACCACCGCGGGCAGGCAGCTGCACTCGCCCACCGTGTCCCGGCCCATGCCCACCTCGCCGCTGCCCTCGCAGATGCGGCAGCCCACGTCCGGCGCCAGCTCCTCGAGGTCCCCGACGCCCGTGATGGCCCACACCGCCCGGACCAGCCGCTCGTAGTTCAGCTGCGGCTTGTCGGTGAGGACCATGGAGGTGGTGCGGTGGTCGGTCTTGGACCGCAGCAACAGCCGCAGGTCCGGATCCACCGTGGCCTCCAGGACGGGGCCCGACGTGCCGAACATGCCGTCCTGGATGATGCCCACCTCGAAGGCCGCGCTGCCGGTGAAGCTGCCCGTGTAGTCCTCCCCGCGGTCGTCCACGTAGGACTGCGGGAGGTCGTTCAGCAACGCGCGCATCGCCAGCAGGAACCGCCCGACGCTCTCCTGGACGTGGACGACCAGCACCTGGACGTAGGTGCCGTCGCGCTCCTCGGTCCCCAGCAGGAAGGAGCGGTTCCCCCGGCGCGCCAGGATGGCCTCGTCGGAGATGTCGACGGCCGTGCCGTCATCAGGGCTGTCCTCGTACAGCTCGACCCTCTTCTCAGCCTTGAGCTGCTCGAAGGTGTTCTGCGCGCGGGACTCGAACGAACCAATCGTTTCCAGAGCCATCTGGCTCTCCCTTGTGCCCCCTGGTTGTAGCCAGAGCATGGGGGCGTGTACTTCTCTGGCTACAACTCTTATCCCCGCGACAGTCTGTCGTTTTGCAGATTTCGGGGTAAGAGACGCCGACACCGATGAGGTGCCGACGCTCCTGCCGGAGGACTATTGCTGCTGGCGGCCCAACGACAAACCGCAGGGACGGCCGGCTCGCGTCGCGTCGCGCCGCGGCTGAAGTAGCCACGGACACGCCGGCTCTTGCGCCTGGGGACCGCAAGCAGTCCCTTCCGCCCAGCCAGCTCTGGACCCGGGGCTCCGGCCATCGGGAGGTCCCGCAGGCCTACCTGACCACCCCAGCACCGTCCAACCTCGAGTCCGCGGTTCCTGAGTCCGGACACTCCAGCGTCGCTGCCTGGTCGCGAGAGTACGCGAGGTCCATCCGGATCCTGCCCCAACGGGCTGACCGCTCGCTGTGCGGCCCATCCCACCGTGGGGCCTCCATCCCTACCCCCTTCCTGGTGCCGACGGCGCACGCCATGAAGGCGGCCGACAGCTACTCGTGGGTAGGCGTCCTACCTCTCTTATGGCAGGGGACCCAACAGAATTTGTTGGCTAAACAAAGCGGCCCGGGGGCCGCAGTGTTTGCTCCCCCCCGTCCCTCGGGGGACAATCCTGCCAGCCGACGAAGGGGGGGAGCGAGCCCCGTCGGCGTCGTCGCCCCGTTACGCGAACCCTGACCAGGCGGTGGCGTTCTACCTGGGCCGAGGGTGCACCCTTCCTCCGGGCCAACCCCCGGGTGCCGAGGGGTTGGGGGGTTGCAGGTTAGAGGCGGCGGTACGGTCGCACGAAGTCACCGGACTCGATGTAGTGCCCGGTGGCCACCAGCTGCTCGACCAGCCAGCGGTTGGCCTCCTCCTCACCGAGGACCGCCTCCACCTTGTCCAGCTTGCGCTGGAGCTTGGGGAAGCGGAGCAGGCGCATGGCCAGCATGAACTTGCCGCGTGGTCTGTCGCCGAGGTGCTCGCGCACCATGGCGGCCGTCTCCG